CAGCGTATAATTTAATTGGTGCAGTGCGTTCAGATGTTGACAGCGTTCTGAATATCATAAGACAAACAGGAATTCTTGTAAAGCAACTAGCAGGAGTAGCTTTGGCAGTTTCTGACTTACCATCACAACTTGTTGGGGATGCAAAAAGTACAGTTTCTAATTTTTTGGCTACTTTAAATATAAATAATCTAACTGGAAATGCAGCCACGGATTCAGTAACAACCCAAAAATTGTCTCAAATTCAGCAATTAAATCAGACAAATGAAGGGCTTTCCTCTTCTGCTGTTGCCAATGGGCAACTCGGAAATTCTGCAACTGTTTCTTCAACCTTAAATCCATCAAACAATGTTTTTTCTAGTCCGCTACAGTATCCTATGCTGATGAGTCAGGTACCAGTGAACAGTTTGAGTTTAAATAATGCTCAACAAAATGCGCTCCAAACAGAACTTGATACAGTAAATGACTTTACGGTACAGGACTTGCAAAATATGAGAAATACTATTTTGACTCTTTGTACTCAATTATCAAATTCATTTGGTGCAGGAAATTCTTACTATAGTACCCTTTTCAATCAACCGCCTCCATTAGTAAGAACGCAACCAATGACTCTTGACGAGTTCGATATACTACAAACCTTCTATGCTTTAGTGGAGTCTTATGATTTGTTGACTGCAACCAATCAATTAGATAACGACCAAATATTAAATAACATGCAGTACGTGAATGCATTGGCCGCTACTTCAGGCATTGAATTTTCTATATCGAATTCTAAAATCCAAGTCCCAGTCCCATTTGGATTAAATGTTGAGCAAATTGCTCAAAGATATTTGGGAGATTCGCAACGGTGGCTTGAGATTGTGACCCTGAATGAATTAAGAGAGCCCTATATTGACGAGAATGGATTTCAATACTCCTTATTGTCAAATGCAAATGGTAGAAATATTGTAATAGGTGCTAGCCAAGACTTGTTTGTCGGACAAACAATTTATTTAAATTCTAGTACGCAATCTCCTACCGCTAGGACAATTTTGGATATTGTCCCTCTTTCACAAACTAGCTTTCTATTAACTTTGGACGGCTTATCTAATTTGGACAACTATACGATTGCTGATAGCGCATACATACAAGCATATTTGCCAGGAACGGTGAATAGCCAAAATGTTATTTTTGTACCTAGTGACTTGCAGACTCCGGCCTATGACCAGATTTCTATTCCTTCAAGCGTAGCCAACGTCAATTTGGTTGGATTAAGTAAGGTTGATTGGTTACTCGACCCATCTGGGGACCTTGCTACGACCAATACAGGTGATTTTAGGCTTGCTGCCGGTATTACCAACCTTATACAGGCATTAAACATCAAATTCGGCACACAATTGGGTACTTCCTTAACAGATCCTACGTTTGGGCTAGGTGTTAAGCCAGGTACGGCTGTATCCGACATAACGGCTTCCGATATTTACAAACAAATCGTAAATATGGTTACCGCAGACCCAAGGTTCTCCGCAGTTGACGGATTACAGGTCACATTAAATGGACCTAGTTTGGGAATTAATCTATTGGTTCAACTAGCCGGAATTCAAGGGGTTTTTCCGGTTGCTTTTACTTTACCTACAACTAATTAGATTTTAAGAATTTTCTGGCGATATAATATATACGAGGACTTACATACCCTCAATCTTACTGTATAAGAGGTTTTTAAATGGCAACTAGCCCAACTCCCCCAAGTTCGTCTTTACCACAGCCCCAGTCCTATGAAGACTTACTTGGTCAATCATCGAGTAGTTATGCGTCTGCATTGGGGATCAACGATCTAAACATTGGGTCGGCAAACGTAAGTTTCTTTAAAGTTGTTGCTCTTATGGTAGCCCGTGCAAGTGGGGACATATTCCAGATTTTAAGAGATTACAACCTAGATCGTGCTACTGGACCAGCTTTAAAGAATTTGGCCGCCGAATTCAATGTTCCGGTTGTTGGAGCTTCCGCTGCTACGAGTTTCGTAACAGTTACCGATCTTTCTTTTCAAAAAATATCTACTCTAATTTATGCAGGAGCGAATCCCCCAATCGCTGGCTCTACCACTATTTTTGTAAGTAATGCCTCTTCCTTTCCTGCCACAGGCGCAATTTATATCGGTCGAGGAAGTGTTAACGTAGAAGGTCCCATTTCTTATGGAGCGAACTCTACTGGATTTACTGGAGTTAGTTCTATAGCGTCCAATATTATTTCAGGAATCCCTTCTACGGCCAATTTACTAGTAGGATTTACTGTCTTTGGAGCCGGAATCCCAACTGGAACAACAATTTCTTCTATTGACTCTTCAAGTCAGATCCATATCAGCAATACGGCATCGACCAATGGTACTGCATTTACTTATAAGGCCCCACCAGTTCAAATTGGAAGTTTTTGGGAAATAACATTAGATAGTCCAACTACAAAATTTCATAATATCAGCGAGACAGTGATTCTTTCCCAAGGTGGCGTTAGAACCGTACCAGTAAACACTATAGTAATTAGTCCAGGAATTGGAACAACTCCAGATATTCAATATTCTGTAACCCAAAGTGGAATTATTTTAGATGGAGAAACGACTGTAACCAATATTCCAATCGTCGCCGTCTTACCGGGATCCGCAGCGAATGTTCCTGCAGGTGCAATCTCTGAATTTTCTGGGAATCCTACCGGTCTTCCAAATGCCTTTGTAACAAATCCGCTTGGTATTACTACAGGGCTAGATACTGAAACAGATGACGAATTAAGAATCAACATCAAGAATGCTTTAGCTTCTACCGGTCTAGGTACCGTTACCGCAATTGAATCCGCTCTTCAAGGAGTCCAAGACCCAACTGGATCAGACACAATTGTAAGTACGGACGTATTGAATTCGGCTACAAATACTACTGTCTATATTGATAATGGGGCTGGATTAGAAGCAACCCATACCGGTGTTGCCATTGAGACCATCGTAAACTCAGCTTTAGGTGGAGAGAAATTTTTTCAATTGGTTACTGGCGGAGAACAAACTTCTGTAACCAAGGCTTTCCTTCAAACTGTAGCGCTAGAACCTTTTGCTTTATCTGGCGGTGAGGTACTTACGGTTGTTGTTGGTAATATTACTTACGAACACACTTTTGCATCTACCGATTTCGCGAATCCTGGTAGTGCAACTGCATATGAAGTATGCGCAAGCATAAATGCAGATACACTACTTAATTTTGAGGCAGTAACTGCTGGTGGCGGAACATATGTAGTTATCAGACCAGAAGATGAAGTCACAAATAAGATTCAGGTCACAACTCCCGCAAGTTCTTCTGTAACAGATGCAAACTCTGTTTTGGAATTCCCTTCACAAATAGCAGAAACCTTAAGGCTTTACAAGAACGGTAAACTCCTAACAGAAGATGGGTCTACTGCATCAATTTTTACACAAGAACAAAGTCTTTGGTCTCCTACTCTAGCTTCTGGAGAAACTTTAAGTATTGGAGTTGATGGAACGAGCCCTATTACTTATACTTTAACGGATGCCGACTTTGTTGCTGAAGGAACCTATACGACCCTTTCCTATTCAAACAGCCTACAATCTTGGGTAAATGTTCTAAATAGCGTAGTTTCCGGCATCACCGCATCTATTGTGGGATCTACAATTGAAATTACCAGTAACTTAGGAGCAATTGATAGAGCTCAGATTAATATCGTTAATACTCTGTACACCCCAATTACAGGTCCTGGGGTGCTTACTAAAGTAAGTGGAAGTGGAGACGCATCAATTAGTTATTCTACTTTCTTACAATTATCTGATGGGCAATATGCCTTTACAGTATCCAGTACAAACGCTACTGCTGGAGCCACTTATACCAATAATGGCGCTACATTTACCGTAGGCGTTACTATTAGTGGCGGCACTCTGTTGGTAGTGAGTACTCCAGCATCAAATCCCACTTCTTTAATTGCAAAAGGCGTCATCAGCATTAGCGATCTTTTCTCTAAAGGGGTAGCATCGGATTATATATTAGATAGAAACACAGCCCAAATTGAATTAGTAACAGCATTAGTTGCGGGAGATTCTCTGTCTGCAGGAACTCCAGTTACCCAAGCCAATATCGAATCTTCAGCCATTTCTTCAGGCTCCTTAACGCTTTCGTCAGATGCCCACATATGGATTTCAATTGATACAAATGCAGTTCTTATACCGACTATTATTTCGGGATCTCTCTTGTCGGTAACACTTGTAGGCTCAAATACTGTTAGGTATACAAGTAATTCTTCTTCCGCATTCTCAAATGTATTACCGGGAGACTATGTAATTGTTTGGTCTCCTCAAGTACCGTCTGGGGATCAACTCGAAGGAAGAGTTCATGCAAACACTGGTAGCACTTTAGATATTAAAGTTACCGCAGCAGAATACGCTATAGCTTCTGCTTCTGCAAATAATTCTTATATTTCTGGCTTTGCTGTCGTAAGAACCAGCAATGTTCCGCAAAAATTTAGAGTTCAAGCAGGAACCAAAACACTGAATGCAATTGCTATTGAACTACAAACTCAAACCGATCAATTACAATTTAATATTATTGACAATACTAACATTACCATTACTTCGAATTCTGATGACTTAAATGGACAAATTACTGTAGTTACTTCTGATACTGCCGGATCTCTTTTAAACTTCAAGAGCGGACTTAATAGTGTAAGTCAAAGTGCATTAATTGCATATTATGAGACTCAGTCTGCCCAAGCAGAACTTCCTTTGTTTTTTCATTCAACAATCAGTTCTGATTCATATGCTGAACCGATTGACACCTATGTAACCAATTTCTCTTCAGCTATTTCGGTATCTTCTTTTGACCCTAATGAACTAATTCAATTCCTAAACCCATACGGAATAGTTCCAGGAACCATTCTTGATGATGAACAGCCTTCCGGTGAAACCGTTCAGATGTCAGAAACGGCTGGAAGTGCCATTACAATCCTACCAGAATACCCAGATGTTCGTAGATTAAGAGTGGCAGACAGATTTTATATAGCAAATCCTTTGGATTTTGGATATAACGATTCTGTAGTTGTAATTGTAGACAATAATACCCTTGGTGAGACCTATACTCTTCCTCTTTATAGAAATGCGTTAGTAAATAGCACATACGCAATAAACAATTACAGTTTTAATGCATACGACACCGCAACTGGACCAACTGCTAGCTTTTCTACCAATTTCACTGGGTTTGACTTTTCAAACTTTAAAGCGTTATTGCAAGCAAAATATGTATTGCAAGGATCAAACACCCAAACAGCTCTTCTTTATAGATCTACTGCTTGGGGAGCAAGCGGGGAGTATATAAATGTTTCTTATGTCTATCCAAGTTCGGCTAATCAGGCTATTAATTCTAGTATCTCAGTTACTTCAGCAAACAATGTAAGTGTACAAATTAGTTTGGCTTCTGGAAATCCAATTACAACAAATATTTCCTCGAATACGAAATGGAATGTTACTATAACTCCAAACACTCCTACAGCAGGAATCGATCAAGTAACATATAATTGGGCAGGCCAATATACCTTTACTGTTAGTTCTGCAAACGCAACTGCAGGTGCCACATATGTAAGTAGCAACGGCCAAAACTTTACTGTAACTACTACGATAGCTGGCGGCACAACTTTAGTTTCTACCGGATCTAATGGGGCGCCTCCCGCTTCTGGAACATTAACGAAAACTAGTGGTACAGGTGATACCACCATTACTTTCTCTTCATTTTCCTTTAGTGGAACCGGTACATCTCCAGCACTTACTTTGTCTGGTGGAGAATATGTAACGATATTGCCTTCTACTGGATTTAATGTAAATAATACTGGAACTTTCAGGATCTCAACTGCTGCAGGATTTGCGCCAACCTCAACTTCATTTACAGTGCAAAGACCTGACGGAGTTGCAGTTGCTCAAACCAATGTTACGACCAGTGTTTTGAATGGTATTTATTTTTACCAATCATCTCCAACTACTGCAGCCCAAATTAATACTTATGTGAACGCAAATTTGTCTAATTATTTTACGACTACAATCGTGAATGATGGCGGAACTTCTGGTTCAGGTATTATTGTGTTAAGTACCTATGAAGATAGTGGATTCACGATCCCATTTTATTTCTTGAAAGACGGGATTAACTGGATTGCCAATGATGGTCAGTATGTATTTGCTGTTGGTGCTGCGAATGCTACTGTAGGAGCAGTATATACAACTTTCAATAGTAATAATCAATTACAATATTTTACGGTCACATCTTCTATTAGTGCTGGAACATCCCTTACCACCACTGGATCAATCGGTACTCCGCCAGCATCTGGAGTGCTTACTAAAGTAAGTGGAAGTGGAGTAGGAGACACAACAATCGCTTACTCTTCTATTGGTGTAACTCCTCAGTTTACCTTTAAAAAACCGTTAACCTATCCAAGCGATACAGGATATTCTTTTAATGCCGGAGACACAGTGGTATTAGTCCCAACCACAATGGATCAAGTACAGAAATTCTGGTCTATTTTGGCAGTAACTGGCTTTACTACCGTAGGAAATGTTGAAGTTTCTGATAGAGGTACGCATCTCCAATTAGCAACCAATACAGTTGGATCTGTAGGATCAATTCAAATTGTGGGCGGAAGCGGTAATGAGTATGTTGTGCCAGTTCTTACTTCTGGAGAGTTGTTAGGCAATAACGAAATGATATTCTCTGCCAATAGTATCGCAAGTCAAGCTGTGGCGAGCGATCAATGGTTTAGAGCAGCGGCACAAAATTATCAAAATAAGAATACCGGTTTCTCGTCTAATACGAGCGTTACTGTTTTAAGCAATACCCCAATTTCTGGCGAATCAACCGTTATTTTGGAAAACCAAACAGCGGATCAACTTTACTTTGGTAGCCCAAGAAATTATGTAAGGGTAGAGGGTGACACTTTCAGAATTGAAAAGCAAGGATCCCTTGCTTGTTTGAGTTGGAATGGTGTTGGATCATCTCCTAATTTTAGTACAAATTTAAATTTTAATGATTCTGGAGGATGGACCCTAAATGTATCCGCTACTGGAACATATACCGTTGCATCTGGAAATACAAATTTTTCTGAGTTATCAATCGGCGATTTAGTTACTGTTACTGGCGCTGCCAATGCAGGCAATAATGGTACTTTCTTTGTAGAAGGTCTTACAGGAAATTCTTTTACTGTATCTAATCCAAATGCAGTGGCTGAGAGTGGTACTGCAATTGCTGCAGGAGCCTTTACTTCAACTTCTTCTGTTTCAGAAGGAGATAGCGTAATTCTTGCCTCTCCTTTCTCTCCTTTAAATCAAGGAACTTATAGAGTTATCAGAATGTTTAACAACAGTATCTGGTACGAAAATGATAATGCAATAGAAGAAGAAATTACTTGCGTAGTTAATCCAATTTCTACTGGTTATGACTCAACATCCGTATTCAATGTAGTCACCTCTTTAGGCACACAAGAATTGGTCTGGACAGGGACTGGAACACCTCCTAATTTACAAAACGTATTACCAGGAGATGTTGTTACTTTTGGAACTGGATTTAATATCGATAACCAAGGCAGTTTCATGGTTACAAATTCTGGACCTTCACAGGTACAAATTACTCAATTCACTATGCCAGCCGGTAGTACATTTTCTTCTTCTGGCGCTGCTGATTATTTTGAACTCTATAATGGTGGAAATTCTAACCAATACTATGTTTGGTTTAATGTTTCTGGTGGAAGTAATACTGATCCAGCACCTGTTGGGTTTACTGGCATCGAAGTAACCATTAACGCTTCCGATTCCTCTACTACTGTAGCAAACGAATTATACAATGCCCTTAACGGACATCTGACTGCAATAAACGTATCTGTTGCATCTAATGTTGTTACGGCTACCAATACTGTTTCTGCTGCTACTAACTCTCCTGTTGATGTATCGATGCCAGCAGCTTTCAGTTTTGTTGTTACTCAAACAGGGCAAGAATCGTTCTTAACCGTAATTAGTCCAGAAGCCGTTAATCAATCTAGCATGTCTGCGGTTACCTTCTCTGTAAGTAGACCGCAAATCCAATTTTTCCAATATGACGCAACTATTCCTGGCGATAAGTTAGTAATTAATGGATCGGTTTTAGGTACAGGAAATGCTGGAACCTATGAAATCCTTGAAGTTCTAAGTCCAACTACGGCAATTATTGCCGGTGTTGTTTCTACGCAATACAATACCAATCTATCCACAAATTCAGTTTCTTTGTCTGTGCAAGAAGGAAAAGTTTATACTGGATACAAACAAGTTGCGTATATTTCTCCTCAGCCTGGAACAACTAATTTTAACAATATTGTGCTTAATACTTCTGCACAATACGATAAAATTAATTTATCTGCAAATGTAGGGCTCACATCTTTAGGTAAATTAAACTTTCCAACAACTTTTAGAAGTGGTATCGATAGTTACAATTTCGATATAGGTCTTATTGGAGAAGCAAACAGGGTTATTTATGGAGATCCAAGAGACTCTATTACTTATCCTGGTGTAAATGCCGCAGGAACAGATATTTTCATTAGAGAACCGCTTTTAAAGAATATTCAGATTTCTCTTGCAATCAGGACAAATATCGGCGTGTCTTTTGCGCAAATTACTAGCCAAATTCAGTCTACTGTATATGCCCTCATTCAATCTAATCCGTTAGGTCAAAGTATCGATTTGTCTTCCATCGTTGAAGCAGTTAGAGCAATTCCTGGAGTTATATCTGTTGTGATCACAAATCCTGCCTACACAGTTGCTTCAGATGAGATTCAGTTAGTAACTGGCGAGAAAGCTTTCATTGCAAATCAAATTTCAGATATTTCGGTTTCTTTGATAGGCTCATAATATGGCAGTAACAACACAAGCACAAGAATACAAAAGACTGCGTTCTTACTTGAATCCTTTTATGAAGGGTCCAAAAGTCGATGCCGTATTAAATGCTTTGGCTACGAATTCTGCCTATTTAGTAAACAACGTTCAGGCAGTAAATGACAGTCTTTACGTAGCAACTGCCCAAGGCAACTATTTAGATCTAGTTTTATCCAACTACGGTATCGTGAGAGACCCAACTATTGGTCTTAGCGATGATATCTTTCGAACAATTGGAATTCAAGTCAAAAACAGAAAACAGGTACGCGATTTAATCAACAAAATCTTAGACGCCGTTTTTGGTGATCAATTCGTAAAAACAACTAGTAATTCTCAGAATTTTGAGCCGTATGCCCTTCAAGATGGCGATACCTTAATGATCAATTTTGATGGTACTGGAACTTATACGGTTACTTTTTCTACTAGTCAATTTACAAATATAGCAGCGGCAACCGCACAAGAAGTAGCTAATGCAATTTCAATTGGGCTAAGCAATTTAGGTGTTTCCGGTAGCGCAATTTTAAATAACGATGGTAATGGTAATTATGTTCAGTTGCTTAGTGATACAATTGGGGCTTCCTCTTCCATTACGGTTTATGGAGGTCGAGCACAAAACGTACTCCTTTTCCCAGCAACTGTTCCGACAGCAGGAAACTTTTCTACGCAATGGACCATTTCCCAACAGCCCGGTGGGAATTTAAGATTTACTTGGACTGGCGGCGCAGATCCTGGGGTTGGCGATGTAGAACCTGGACAGTATGTAAATATTTACGGTGGTGGATTTACATCTTCCAATAATGAAGGTACTTATACTATTGTATCTGCCGAAGGTGGCGCAATTAATTCTTCATATTTCGAGATTAACAATCCAACAGGAAGTCCTGGAATTATTGTTCAAGGAATAGATTCTGCTATTCAATTTTTCGTTCCAATCAGGGAAACTATTTTAAGTAAATCTTATTATGCTGCCGTATATCAGACTCAAGCCAATATCTTACAAATATTTGTTCCGGCTACAACACAGGTAATCCAAAGAACCAGGATTGGATCTGCCCACCTACACGGTATTTCTGAAATGCCACAGACTCAATTGATTTTTGAAGCTGCAAGTAATTTTAATACGATTGGGGCCGGAAGTTACTATTTAATTGGCGATTTGGGAAATTCTAACCAATACTATGTTTGGTTTAATGTTTCTGGTGGAAGTAATACTGATCCAGCGATACCTGGATTTACCGGAATTGAAGTTAGTGCAAATCCTGAAGATACCGCAAATACAGTAGCCCAAAGTGCCTATACCGCAATCGCTATAGCGGCTCCTACTTTAACCCTTTCTATATCAAATAATGCAATTATTTTGATATCAGAAACGGCTTCAACAGCATCCGATAATGGACCGTCCCAACCAACAACTTTAGGGCCATATATCTATGATACGAGCCAAGGCTTTACAATTGGTGGGGCCTCTACAACGCTAACTTCCGCAGTAAATGGCGAAACAGGACAGATCATTAATGTTGCGAATTCTACCGATTTTCCAAATACTACAGGGTATTTAATAATCAATTATGGATGTAGCGATCAAGAAGGACCAATTCCGTATATTGCCGCTCCTTCAAGTGGAACATTGTTGATTAGTCCAGCATATTTCATTCAACAGGCTCATGCTGAAGGCGCTTCTGTTTTATTGGTTGCGAGCAAAAGTCCAATTGTACTTCCTACAGATGGAAGTGCCTATCAGCCATATTTGACAGATACAGCAAGTGGTCGGGTATATGCACAGAACTTGATTGATACTATCGTTGCTGCCGGTGTAACCGTCATATACACGGTGCTGTATCCAAACTCAATTGGGTTGGGCGGCTGGGAAAGTCCCATACCTGGAGCGAATGAAATTTCGTATGTGTACGGACCTTAAGGAATTTTATGGCACAACAAAGTATAATTTTATCAGGAGCTTTGGTTAGATTGTATGTTAATAATCAAATTTATAAAGTCGCACAAAGCGTCACTTTAGAACTTGATACTGGAGAATACGCCATTTATGGTATCAACTCCCCTTATCCCCAAGAACTGGCTGGAGGAGGTCAAGTGGCCACCAGAGGCTCAGTGAGAGGATTAAGGGTAAAACAATCCGGTGGTGTTCAAGGGCAAAACTTGAGGCCTTTATTTTCCGATCTTGCGGCATCAAATTATGTTAGCCTTCGTTTAGAAGATCGTTCTACAGGGGAAACTATTTGGAGTATTCCAAAAGCCAAAATTACTAAGGTTAATGAATCTGGCCAAGTTAAGAGCACATATAAATTGAACTTTGATTTTATGGGTCAAGTACTTTTTTGGCCTCTTGACCTTTCATAAGACACGTTCTGAAGAACTCTTCGTGCTCTAATTCAGTCCTATTCATTTTGTATAAAAGATTGGACATAAAACAGTGTCCTTCCTTAAAAGCCTCTCTCGACAATTTTCGGTAAATGTTTGAACCTAATATTTCAAAGATCTTGGCTCCCCACATTGCTGCTTTATATCCCATAACATAGCAAGATACAGATACCGATTTCCCCACCAAATACATGGAAAAATCTAGAAAGAAATTGGGACTAGATTTTACTTCGCTGAGCATGAAGCGTACTTGCTGCCTATGGAAATTCTCTTCCTCTTGGATTTCTTGCAATCTCTTTCGTGTTGTCGGATCTTTGGTGTTACGCCAGTGACCCTCATAGGCATGGTACGCACCAATTTCAATTGAGTGGGCAAGCTTTAGAAGTCTAACCAATTTACTCATTTAAGTTTTCCAAGCATCGCTCTATACATATGGAACGTATTTGTGGCGTCATCTAGAGCGTTGTGTTTACGACCTTTAAATTTTAGTCCAACTTTTGTCATACTTCGGGCAAGACCACCCTGAATAGGTTGGCCGTTTGCAAAACGCCATGACACAAATAAGGTTTTTGCATCAATCCAACGACGCCCAAAATACCAGCCCGTAAAATTTGGATTCTCTTTCAGGAGTTGTTCTGCAAGTTCGTGTGAGTCTCCTCCGCCCCAAGTGATACAATTAATAAAACTTTTGTGTCTTAAATGCATTTCTTTTAATTTTAAATAAGCTTCTTCTAAAGTTACGCCATTGTCAACATCATTTTGAGTGATTCCAGTAAGTCCAATTATGAAATCGGTAAGTTGCTCTTTAGGGTTTACAATTATGGATAGTGTTTCTAAAATTTCGCCTGTCGTGATATTCCCCACAACAGCACCAATCTGAATGATCTTCTTGCCTTCTTTATTGTTCATCTCCAAATCCAAAGAAGTGAAAATTTCAATTGGCTTAATTTCTTTTTGCATTTAAAATAGCCCTAATTACTTCTTCTTCAGAAACTGGTTTCATGCCCCAAACATCTACGCCTACATTTAACTGTAAGGTTCCTTTACGGGATCTTGTAATCAATCCTTTTTCATGAATATGTCCATGAATAAGAATTTTTCCGTCATCATCCAATCGATGCTTTTCGTGACGTTCTTCGTCACCTGAATCGCTTCCACCTTTATATGGCATATGAGATACATTGACCAAACCAATACCGGGAAGATCTAATTCCATTTTTAGGTGTACTTCAGACCATCCCCAATATAGGTATTTGTCGGTCCACTTCTTTTGATTTTCTGGATTCTTGGATTTTTTATGTGCGGGATGACAAAAATCGTGATTTCCAGCAACGAGAATTTTACGCCCGTTGAGGCGATTCGTATATAGTTCAACAGGCCTCAAAGCCATGGAAAAATCTCCAACTACAACAACCTCGTCTTCTGGAGTCACTATTGAGTTCCAATTAGCTATGAGAGCCCCATTCATTTCCACGACATCTCTTTCGATAGCCAAATTAAGTTCAAACGCTGGAGCAAATCCACCAGTTAGTTCCGTTAATTTATCGACATTCCTGGTGAATGGGCGGTTACAATATCTAATGACATTTTTATGGTAGTAGTGGGGATCTGAAGTGAAATATCTCATATTACTCCTTATCACATGATAACTTGTCTCTTATGTCCTCGGCAAGTTTTTTCTGAACTCTTTTTACATACTCTAGATTTTTTGGTTTTCCTGGAGCCTTCTTACTTTCAAGGAAACTTCCCGAATTATAAGCGGCAGAAATTTTACACCAATCATCAGATCCATAACGATCTTGTTGGTATTTCAAATAAAGAGCAGCATACTTTGCGTTAACTTCTGGTTTTTGTAGATCTACCAATGTACCTTTATAGCCAAGCATCTGAGCTGTATTTAATTTCACCATACAGATTCCTACACTTGGAGATCCGTGATCTTGGGCTACATACGTTTGGGTGAAATCGTTTGATTCGTATCCACAGATTGCGTAGAGAAGCAGTCCCGATACCTTAGCAGCCTTTGCTGCAGAAAAAATGATTGAATAATAGTTCATTCAATACCTCCATAACATATAATACCTGACATATAGGCATTTGACAAGGTCTTTAAAGGGCTGCAATCTTAAGTAGATATGACACTTCGTTCTGATTTTTGTATTTATATCGATGGAAACGGTTTAATGGCCCCAAACCCACAATCTCAACCATCAACAGGTAAGGGTTCGGATAATGGCACCTGTTTCACTGCAGAATACTACGTAATTCTTGCAAAAAATAGCATGTTAAGCGATCAGGACAAAATTGACTATAATCAAAAAATCGAGCAGTGTATTTTTCCACAAGGAATTTTAAATAGAGTTCCTGTCACTCAGATCGATTCATTGGAGTCGGTTGACGATTATTATGGCGTGCTTTCAGGATGTAAAAATTTAAGAAATACTAAAATTCCTCGCAAATTCCTTTTGGCAATGATAAAATATTTGGGTTTTATGGATAGCACCAATCCAGGCCATATCGGGAATTGGGACGCCTGGTTACTCAGACAGCCTCAATTAGTAGCATGTATGGTTTCTGGAGCCTTTCCCAGTCTATGGAATCCGTTACATTGGCTTGCCAGATTAAGCGCCCATTTATTTTATTGGTACGCTGCATTTGTAATAGCCTTAAGTTGTATGGGTACCGATGTTGGAAATACCGATGCTAGGAGACTTGCTTGGCACTTAATTCAGGCGACTGCCCCCACAAGTCTTCTTTGTTGGTTAGCTTCTAAAATATGGCTTAGAAGGCTTTATAACGCTTATCCTTTAGGCATGACTGATGTTTGTCAAATTTATTATCAACCTAAAGTAACCAATCCCTACGCCAAATATTGGATTACTGAGTAATTACGTATATACTATTTATCAACGCTATATTCAAAAATTTCAGAATATCGTTAGTAAAAATGTAAATAGTTGATTTTACTTCTTAAATCGATCGAAATCTAATTTTGCGGCTGCTAATTCCTCTGGACTAGTCGGTTCCCAGCATTCAGATTCTTTTCCGTACCAAATATCTTTATTTTGCAACAAAACCATAACTCCATTGATAAAGCCACAAATCGTTCCTGCCTGACAGGTGCTTACCATTACTACATCGCCTTCTTTGAATTTACTCACTTTTTGTTTCTTTCTTGATGATGCCTTTTACTGAATTTGGATCGTATTTCTTGGCTTTCGTTCTATTTTTACACATATTTTCACTACAGCGTCTAAAGTACCAAGTCTCGCTCAGTTTATTATACAAAAAAATCTCCAAAAAGCCAGCACAATTTGGTTCCTTACAACGCCATTCTTGCCTAACTTTATCAAGTATATCATTGCCTTGCTGAGTTTCTTCCTTTTTATAGTGTTTTTTGATAGTTTTCTTTAATTGACCGTATTCATCGAGTTTTATTCTCGCCAGTCGTTTACGCAAATCGTCGTTTTCACGCTTAAGTGCTTGAATTTTATGCTTAAATTCCTGTATGGTGTTGTATTCTTTGCGGCCAATTCTAGTTTTGCCCACCGGGTACCTCTAGGTTACTTCTACCTATAAGATTCAAGTTAATACGATATAACCTTAATGACAATCTTATTATCTAAGGACTAATACATGGCCATATTAACTACCTCAAATCTATTAAGCGAACAGCGTTATAACATTAGCGATGCCAGACGGATAGAATCTGGGGTTCGTAACGATTTTGATACGATGGTAACCGCTCTTTGGACGAATACGACCCAAGGGTACATCGTTCGTGGATTCAATATCTTAGTCTCTGGAGCAATCGGAGCTCCTGCAAACGGACTCCAATTAGTAGTGGATCCGGGTAGCGTAATAAACATCAATGCTTCTGTCTCAGGGACCATTTTTCAAACTCCTACAGGTACTCCAAATCAAGTACTGAACGCTGCTACGAATACGAATGTATCTGGATCTTTTGCTCCAAATTCCACTAATTACGTAGGTATAGATTACAATAGATTTGCAGATTCGTCAACAGATGAAACTAAATATATTTGGAGTGCTGCTGCAATCAACGAGATCACTACAATCGCTCCTGCGGCACAAACATTAACTTTCAAACTTTACATTACAACTTCAGTATGGGCGATTAATGTGCTCCCTATTGCTATAGTAACTACCGACTCAAATGGTAATGTTACTTCCATCTCTGATTGCCGTTGGATGCTTTATAGCCTTGAGACAGGTGGACTCAATCCAAATCCAAGTTATATGTACCCTTGGGCAGCAGGTAGAAATCAGGCTCCAGTTACTACTACTTCAAATTCAGTAGATCCATTTAGTGGTGGCGATAAGCAACTTACATGTGCTAAGGATTGGGAAAATGCCATAATGACTACCCTTTTGGAGATCAAAGGAACTCCATATTGGTTCTCTGGGCCATCTGGAGGAGGAGCGCCTCCTTCCCTTCAAAGTATTTTTCAAGATCTAGGTAATACTGTTGTTACCGGATCTGGAGAGATTTCAAATGGTATCCTGCCAAATTCAGATCCTGTCCTTGGGACTTCAGGGAATATCTCCACGGGTAACAACACGATTTCGACCCTGGCGTCTACAGTAGGTCTTGTAAATGGCGACTACATTTTTGGTACAGGAATTCCTCAAAATACCACTATCATAAATATTTCTGGTTCAACTATCACGATGAGCCAAGAAGCCACGCTTACAATTACCGGTGCTTCACTTACTTTTTACTCTCCAAGCGTTATCACTACTCCAGGTCAAATTAACTGGGATCAAGACATTGAAATTCGAGTAATTGGATCTTCTTTGACATATAGTTTAACTGCAAATCCTTCTTCTGCAGATATCACTCTTACCGACGATGAAGTAGCCTATATTACTTTGGTACGGGATGTAGTGATTGGACCTAATTTAATTTTTGTTGGTGGATCCCCTACCGTAACTTCAGTAGGCTCTGTTTCTTGGACTTCAGGCTTATTAGCTGGCGACTACATTAAAGTTGCTTCAAATACATCTGCTGGATATTACCAGATTGAAACTGTAAACAATGCGTATACAGTGACCTTAAAAACAAATGTTGTGGTTGGCGACAATACTGGAATTGGTGGCGCACAAGCAAAATATGCGTTTGGTACCTATACAGCAGCTCCAACTCCATCTACCAATCGTAACATCTATATTGCTGCTCGAAATGCAGTACCGGTTTCTGGTAATTTGTTTTGGTTATTTTTACGCGAGGACAATGGTGGAAGCCCACGAGTCTATGTTAGATTTTTAGGTCAAGAACTTGACAATGGAGAATCAGTTGAAATTAGCGGTACGACCTCAAAAGAATTGCTTCAATATATTGGGGCCTCATCAAGCGCATCTTCTCAACCTCAGTATGTTAATTCGGTAAATCCAAATTCTATTCCACAAATTACGGCCATTACTGTTGGTGCAGGCTCTACAATTACTACTGGTGAATATTTTCTTATTAATTCTTCTGCAAACGCAATGCAGTATGCTGTCTGGTTTAATGTCAATAGCGGTGGTGGCAAGCCAGTAGTAGCAGGCGTTAATTCTTATTTAGAAGTCGATGTTTCTAGTGCTGACAGTGCAACCACAGTTGCCTCAAAATTGGCTACCGTCTTAAATACCGAAGCATCTGGAAATTTTAGTGCAGTAGCAGGTGTTGGAATTGTAACAGTAACTAATACTTCTGCCGGTACTGCTAATGCAACGAGTAATGGTAATGTAGGCACGCCTTTTGCGGTTTCTACAACACAAGTAGGAACTGGATCTGGTAACTATGTAATTCATGATGGCGATAATTTAACTTTAGCTATCAAAGAACTCGACCAAGCGTTTGGTAATTTATATGCATCTCTTGATTCTCCAACATACGATGAAATAGTTTCAGTTGTTGCAAGTGGTGCAACACCTCCTTCTTCTATTATTGGCCCAGTTGCCAATGGTTCAATCATTACCTTACCAAATAATTCAAGAGAAGGAAATATTCCTGCACAGTATACTGTAGGAAAAGGAACGCTCCAAGTATTTTTAAATGGACAATTTTTAGATATCGAAACAGGAGCATACGAAGAAGTTGGTGCTCCAAACACTCCAAGTAGCACAATCGAAATTTTAGCAATGCCAGGAGGCGGCTTAGTTGCTGGAGATAGTTTAGAATTCAGACTTGGCGGCGGCGGAGGAGGCGGTGGAGGCGGTGGCGTTGGTCCCGCAGGTCCAGCCGGTCCAACAGGTCCCGCAGGTCCAGCAGGCTTCAATGCTGCCGGTGGTCCAGTTGCAGTGTCAACTAAGGTTGGTAATTATACCATTCTGACCAGCGACTGTTTTTTAACGGCTGACTGTACTTCTGGAGCAATTACTTTTACTCTACCTCCCGCTGCAGGAAATACCGGACGAATTTTTTATTGCCGAAAAGGAGATAGTTCTGCAAATGCCCTAACAATAGTAGGAAGCGGAGTAGATACTATCAACGATATAAGTTCTTTCGTGGTAGGTTTTCAATATCAATCCGTATCATTAATTTCATCCGGTGGACAATGGTGGGTATTCTAATATGTCATATACTCCTTTCAGTTTTAATCCAGAGAGTTTAGGTAGTGCAACTTCACTAGTAACTGATTATACCAATTTTTCAGCGAGCGTTGCGATTCCTCAAGCTCAGGCGTGTTCAATTAACAATTCAGGAACATTAGTTCCTTTGGATGTTTCAAATCAGGCAAGTTGGCAAAATTTCGTGGGTTACGCTAATGTCCGCATACCAGCTTCTGCTCAAGGACCAATTATCGCAAATGGTCGCTTACAGAATATCACCACTTCTTATGCCATTGGAACCGCGCTTTATATAGATACGAACGGAAATCCTACAAATATCATTCCTTCAGTTGGAGTAAATGGGTTTGTAAGCGGCGATATGGTAATTTTTATGGGCGTTTTAGTCCCTAATGAAGCCAATCCTTCTGAGATAGATATAGCCCTATTTACTCAAATGGTAGCAACATTGTAGAGTATTTTTGTAAGTTATTAATTTATTTTAGTTTTTAAATAGGCCCCAGGAAGCACCACAATCTTAAATTTATAGAAATAAACTGGAGAAATTATCTTAAAGGAAATATAACAAATGGCAAATTATGTATCTAAGCTTTTATCGCTTATTAACGGCGTACCTCGAACGGTCGATTTCTCCAATGCTAACAACATCTTAACCGTTGCTGGGGGCTTAGATGTATCCGGTAATATCGAATTAAATGGCTCTACATCGGGAAATGTAATTCTCAATGCTTCAGCAGTAACAAGTACCTATACACTCACATTGCCACCTGCTCAGGCGGCTTCTTCTGGTTACGTATTATCCAACGATGGAACAGGCGTATTAAGTTGGGCCAGTGCTTCTGCCGGTTCAGTTACCAGCGTAGGCCTTAGTCTTCCTTCTAGCGTTTTCACGGTTACGGTTTCCCCAATTACTTCTAGTGGTACTTTGACAGCTGTTCTTGCTAGTCAGGCTGCCAATACATTCTTTGCTGCTCCTAATGGATCAAGTGGCGCTCCTACATTTAGAGCAATTGTAGCCGCTGATATTCCTACTTTAAATCAGAATACGACCGGTACTGCTTCAAACATTACAGCAACTAGCAATTCAACATTGACTACTCTGTCAAGTTTAAGTCTCCCAACCTCTCAGTTAACTGGGACTATCCAGGCTTCAAATTTCCCAGCATTGACTGGTGACATTACAACAACTGCTGGTAGTTTTGCCACTAGTTTAGTTGCTACATCCAATTCAACTTTAACGACTCTTTCAGCATTAAGTTTACCTACTTCACAATTATCTGGATCTATTGCTCTTACTAGCCAAGTATCTGGAATTCTTCCAATTGCAAACGGTGGTACTGGCCAATCAACGGCTGCTGCAGCATATAATGCTTTAAGCCCAATGACCACAAAAGGCGATATCGAGTATGAAAGTGCAACTAATACTGCATCTAGACTCGCTATTGGTACTACTGGCCAAGTTCTCACCGTTTCTGGTAGTGGTACCCCTTCATGGGCAAGTCCAGCGACTAGCGGTACAGTTACCAGCGTTGCTTTTGCTGATGATAGCACTACTCCGATCTATTCTATCAGTGGTAGCCCAGTTACAAGCACTGGAACTCTTGCTATTACTCTTGAAACGCAATCCGCGAATGCAGTGTTCGCCGGTCCTGCTTCAGGAAGTGCAGCACAACCTACATTTAGAGCTTTAGTAGCCGCTGATATTCCTTCATTATCTGCGACTTACGTTCTTCAATCCGAAGTCGGCGCAGCATCTGGCGTAGCTTCTTTGGATGGAAGCGGAAAAGTTCCTCTTTCCCAACTCCCTGCTACTCTCATGGAGTTCAAAGGTAACTGGAATCCAAATACCAATACACCTACCCTCGTAGATGGTACAGGCGTTACTGGTTATACTTATTGGGTATCTGCTGCTGATGCAAGTCCAGTAAGCGGATTAAACGATCCTTCGATGACCAATTTCCAAATTGGCGATCTCGTTATTTACAATGGTTCAGCATGGGTACTTGTTACCCCAGCTGCTGGTGTCAGTAGCGTTAACGGATCTCAAGGTGCCGTAACAGTTAATGCGATTAATCAATTAACTGGTGATGTAACTACAAGTGCTGCTAGCGGATCACAATCCGAAGCCGCAACAGTTGCAAAAATCCAAGGAACAACTGTTAGTGGAACAACAGGTAGCGGAAACGTCGTTTTCAGTGCAAGTCCTACTTTCACTGGAACTATTACTGCAGCAGCCTCTAACTTCTCTGGTGCGATTTCTGCTTCTAACTTCTCTGGAAGTTCAAGTGGAACCAATACTGGCGATGTCACAATCGGTACTGCAAATGGTCTAAGTCTTTCTGGTCAAATCCTATCTTTGGCATTAGCATCAGGTTCTACAAACGGAGCCTTAGATTCTGCTGATTGGACTACCTTCAACAATAAACAATCTGCCCTGACATTTGGTAATCTTACCGACGTTGGAACTGATGGCATCATCGTTACCAATGGTATAGGTGCAGTTATTGGATCTGGAACTTCAATCGCTCAAGCGCAAGCGAGCGGCTCTCAAAACGGTTATTTGTCATCAACTGATTGGACGACATTCAACAACAAACTTACTTCCGTATTAGCTTCTGGTGAAATTTTTGTCGGCAATGGCTCAAACGTTGCAGCAGCAGTTACACCTACTGGCGATGTAACCATCAGCAATGCTGGTGTTACGACTATTGGTGCTGGTAAAGTAACGGCTTCTAAATTAGGAACTGTTACTGATGGCGTCACCCTTGATCAAAGTGGTGCTGGTGGGACCCTTGAAATCAAGGCTGCCGGTGTTTCTGCTACCCAATTAGCGACTGGTGCATTTGACCAAGTTACTATTATGGGCGGTGCTGGAACTCCTGCATATGTTGCAAGTTCTCCAGTTACTAGTCAAATGTTCATTGCGGGTCAAACATTCGCAGCTAACACCAGTTATGCAGTTCGTATGTCAATGTCTGGCGATTCAGGATTTGTGGCCGGACAAGTTGTCGCAGCTAGTGATAACGCTAATACTACAGATAATTTTTGGGTTATCGGTATCGCATTCTCTGCTGCCGGTGTTGCCCAAGGAAGTCCTATCGATGTAGTTTCATTAGGAACTTATACTTTCGGATCAGGAGATACAGCGTTTACTGGTACTGCAGTTGCAGGTAAACCAGCTTACTTGTCTTCTGCTGGTACTTTTACTATGACCCCTCCTTCTACTTCTGGATATGCCAATTTCAAAGTTGGAATGATGGAAACTACGACCACCATATTTGTCAACGGGCAGATGATGGGAATTGCTTAATAATAACTGGGGGCCACTCCTATAGAATGTGGCCCCCACTTTATTTTCCATGATATATGAAGTATAAGGTGAAATTAATCACACCATAGTTGGAGCCAAAGATGACTGTTTATAGTAAAATTTTATCGCTTATTAACGGAGTTCCAAGAACAGTAGATTTCTCCGTAAGCGGAAATGTTTTGGGCACTTCAGCTATAGAACTAGTAGGTTCTACTTCTGGAAGTGTTACTATCAATGCTTCTGCCACGGGAAGCGCGTATTCAGTTAGTCTCCCAGGAGCTCAAGGTGCAGCCTCTTCTTTTCTTCAAAATGATGGTTCGGGTAATCTAACCTGGTCCCCAGTCTCTAGTTGTCCTGCTATTTCCAATGTTTTTACTGCTGGCGAAAATTTTGCCGCTAATACTTCATTTGTTGTTCGTTGGGCAATGAATTCACTTTCAGAAACTACAGATACAGTATATAAAGCTGACTATAGTACTGTAAGCATGGATGAATTCTGGGGAATCGGGATTGCATTCTCCACAACAGCCGTTACTGCTGGCCAAAATATCACGGTTTATTCTTTTGGTTCTTATACCTTAGGTTCTTCGGACACCCCATTTAATGTAATTAATACCGGTGACCCTGTTTGGCTAACAACCGATGGTGCGTTTAGCGTAGTTGCCCCTAGTGGTGGTAGCGAAGCCGATCTTAAAATCGGTATCGTAATGTCAACCACAAATATTTGGATTGACGGGCAAATGATGGGGATTGGTGGAGGAGGAAGTCCTACAGAACTTCCGCTTACAGTTCCTGAAGGTGGAACTGGACAAGAAGCTTTCACTCCATATGCCGTCATAGTAGGCGGAACAACTTCTACTGGTCCATTAGAACAAGTTTCTGGACTTGGAACTTCAGGTTTCGTCCTCACATCTAATGGCGCTGGAGCGAATCCAACATGGCAAGCGGCTTCGGGCGGATTTACGAATCCAATGACGACCGCTGGCGATATTATTTACGAAAATTCAACTCCTGGAGCTGCAAGACTTGGTATTGGTTCAACCGGTCAAATATTAACAGTCGTTTCTGGTTTACCGGCATGGGCGAATGCACCGGCTACGGGTGTTACTTCAGTAGCTTTTGCTGATGCAAGTACAACCCCAATCTATAGTATTTCTGGCTCTCCAGTAACTAGTTCAGGTACCTTAACTCAGACTCTTACTACTCAATCTGCGAATACTGTCTTCGCAGGACCTTCCTCAGGAAGCGCTGCACAACCTACATTTAGGTCTCTGGTTGCTGCTGATATTCCTAGTTTATCTGCAACTTACCTTCTGCTTTCAGGCGGAACAATGTCAGGCGCGATCAACATGGGTGCAAATCAGATCACCAACATGGCTGATCCTACCACTGCACAAGGTGCAGCAACTAAAAATTATGTAGATACGACCACGATTTCATCTGGTCTAATGACTACAAAAGGAGACATCATCTATGAAAATGCAACTCCTGCCCCAGCACGTCTTCCAATTGGTTCGACTGGGCAAATTTTAACCGTTGTTTCGGGTGTTCCTGCTTGGGAAACTCCAGCGACTAGCGGTACAGTTTCTTCTGTTGGTTTAGCCGATGCGAGTACTACTCCGATCTATGCGATTTCGAATAGTCCAATTACTAGCACCGGTAATTTGACACTTACTTTAGAAACTCAGACGGCAAATAAGGTATTTGCTGGTCCAAGTTCTGGTTCTGCTGCTGAACCCACTTTCCGCGCTTTAGTAGCCGCTGATATTCCGAGCCTATCCGCTACTTACGTTACGCAATCTGAAGTGGGAGCCGCAAATGGCGTTGCGTCATTAGATAGCGGCGGAAAAGTTCCAGTCGCCCAGTTGCCAAATGGCGTGTTTGTTTACCAGGGTCTTTACGATCCAGCGACTAACGTTCCAGCGCTTGCAGATGGAACAGGTACTACTGGTCAAGTTTATTACGTAAGTACTGCCTTTAATGGAATAGTAGCTGGTGCATTCGGTGGCGCTAGTCTTAATTTCTCTGTAGGTGATCTAGCGATTTATAACGGTACTGCATGGGAACTCACTACCCCTGCTGCTGGTGTAAGTTCTGTCAATGGAGCTTATGGCGCAGTAATTATGTCGATGGCATCGGCAAATGGTTTTGCAGGAACATATAGCGGAACAACTTTAACTGTATCCACCACTATTACCGGTATTTTACAGGGTAACGGAACAGCAATTTCCGCTGCCTCAACTACTGGTTCTGGAGCAGTCGTACTCGCAACGTCTCCAACATTAGTTACCCCAAATTTAGGTACCCCAAGCACATTGGTCGGTACAAATATCACTGGAACTGCTGCTAGTTTTACTGCTGGTACAGTAACTACCAACGCTAACTTAACTGGAAACGTAACTTCAGTTGGAAATGCAACTTCTTTGGTTGCAACTAGCAATGCAACTTTAACCACACTTTCAGCCTTAACAACAGCATCAAGCCTATCATCTGTTGGAACCATTACTTCTGGTACTTGGAATGGGACAACAATTGCAATTGCACATGGCGGAACTGGCCAAACTACCGCAGCGTCAGCATTTGTTGCTTTATCTCCTCTTACAACTGCCGGTGATATTATTTATGAAAATGCAACTCCTGCTCCGGCTAGATTAGCAATTGGATCTACCGGCCAAGTATTGACGGTAGTTTCTGGTCTCCCTGCTTGGGTAAATCCTGCTACTAATGGGACAGTTACCAGCGTTGCTTTAAGCGTTCCTTCTTTTTTAAGTGTTTCTGGTTCTCCCATTACTACTTCTGGAACTTTAGCGGTCACTCTTTCTGGAACGGCTCTTCCAATAGCAAATGGTGGTACTGGACAAACTACTGCTGCAGCGGCATATAATGCACTATCACCGATGACTACTACCGGTGATATAGAATATGAGTCTGCAACCAATACCGCATCTAGACTTGCTATCGGTACCACTGGTCAAGTATTAACAGTAGTTTCTGGAGTACCAGCATGGGCAACTGCTGCAAGTAGTAATGGATTCTTATATTTATCTAGTAATACTTCTGTATACGGTGGAACTAACACCACTCTATCTTTTACAGGCGGTCACAACACCGTTGTAGGTGTTTCTGCAGGTAATGCTCTAGCAGCAGGCGGAAACAACAGTTTTTTTGGTTGGGATGCCGGAATACTTGTTTCAAGTGGGACCGATAATACTGCTATTGGACAAAACGCACTTGCCGCTGTAACCACCCATAATGGCAATACCGCGATAGGTTCTGCCGCCTTACAACTCAATACTGCAGCGAATAATACAGCAGTAGGAAATTTGGCCGGTGCATCAAATACTACAGGTACGATCGTTGCTATTGGACAAAATGCACTTGGCAATAATACACAGGGTACAGACAATACAGCAGTAGGTTCTTCTGCATTGGGTAGCAATACGGTTGCTACAGATAATACCGCTATCGGTTTTGGATCACTACCAAACTTAATTGGAACAATTACTACTGGAGCACAAAATACAGCCGTTGGCTCTACGACTGGTGGAACCTTAACATCAGGTCACGATAACGTATTCCTAGGCTTTACCGCTAATTCAAACTCAGCTAGTTCACTTAGGACTATTGCGATTGGTTCTACAACTTCTTCTGAAACAGATGGTATCGCTATCGGTTCTGGACAAAAGAACGCTTTTGCCTCCATAGCATTGGGCAGTATTGGTAGCATTACAGCAACAGCTACAACGACAGCAGCAAGTCAATTTAGTATTGGTTCACCTACAGTACCTATCAGTAGCATGTTTCTTGGTCAAGGCGCTAAAGGAAGTGCAACTGCGACCAATGCATCTATTCAACCTTCTCCTATCATAACAGGCACAAGCAATACTGCCGGTGCAACTATGACCATCGCTGGTGGTAACTCTACTGGTACGGGTGCAGGCGGATCTGTAATAATCCAAACGGCTCCTGCTGCTGGAAGTAGTGCAGCTACTCCCAATACCTTAACAACTGCAGTTACCGTTGACAGTACACAAAATGTGACCATAGCAGGTTTAGCTGGTACTGGTACAAGACCTGTTGCTGCTACTTCTACGGGCCTATTGGTTGCTAGTACCGCTGCTCAACTTTTAACTGCTGCGGGTATCAGATCAGGTTCTCAAGCAATTTCTAGTGCTGGTACAAGTGTATCCGTTACTTTTAGTTCAGGATTGCCAAGTACAAGTTATTCAGTTACTTGCAATATGTTTAATTCTACAGATACAAATCCAGAATTTCAACCAATTACTATAACTGCACAGTCAACTACCGGTTTTACCGCTACATGGAACTATCCTGTAGCAACTGCAAATTATTCATTATTTTGGCAAGCAATTGTTAATAATTAATGTGATATAAGGTTTATATGAGTATCGAGTTAGATGCAAGACAGATAGAGTATAGAGGGATCCTCCAGCAACTATTCCCATATGTTGCCGGTGAAACCTTAGATATTTTACTTGCTTCAATTAATGCAGATCTTACTGTGCCACTTAGAGTTGATGCAACAAGCACTCCAAGTCTAGTAGTAGATATTGGACCAGCTATTGTTTCAAATCCTGAATCCAATAGAAATAGATCAATCTCTTTTATTAATAATGTTATTCCTGCTTTCGCTTCTGGAACAGTAACTTTTCCTTCTGCTAGCGGTGGAAATATTACGACTTCAACTGGGGGCTCTACATTACTTACTTTGCCATCAAATGAGTACATGCAAGTTCTTTTATCCCTGGATCAAAGTGGTAATTTAATTGCTACTACTGGTACTCCTAATGCTATTGCGGCAGATGCAGCAATTCCCACTCCTTTAAATAGCACTCTTCCATTTGCATATATTACAATTTTTAATAATGCTGGAACCATTCAAAATATTACCCAAAGCACTATTTTTCAATTTGTTGGTGGAGGCGGATCAGGTGGTGGCGGAGGCGGAGCAGCTAATGAGGTCGCTCTAAGCCAAGGTACTACTACTGTAAATGTTACTTTTGTTACTCCTCAAGGCAGTAATACCTATGTGGTAATCGCACAATTGGTAAATACTACTGATCCTGATCCAGAATTTCAGCCGATTACAATTACCAACAAAACAACTACGGGATTCACTGCTACCTGGAATATGCCTCTAGATACGGCAAATTACAAACTCGATTATTTAGTTGGTGCCGGTACAATCGAGCAAGTAGGGGAATTTCCTTTAACTATGGGCGAAGTAACGGCTACCATTACTTTAAATGTTCCCATGAGTTCAAGTAGTTATGTAGTTACTGCAGAATTGGCTAATTATACCGACGCTACCCCACAATTTCAACCAATTACTGTGACAAACAAGACTACTACGACCTTTACCGTTAAATGGAATATGCCCGTAGATACGAATAATTATCGTGTTGCATGGCAACTTGCCGGATTTCAATAAGGGCCGACAATCTTATGATATATATATACAGGTAAGGATATATGATTATTTATAGAGCGGTTAATAAAATTAACGGTAAGGCGTATATAGGACAAACCATTAGGAGTTTGAACGAACGCATTAGAGAGCATAAATATGCTGCCTCTAAAAGAACCAATAATTTACCGTTCCATAATGCCGTTGCTAGTTACGGATTTGAAAATTTTGACTTTTATTTTGTAGATAGGGCAGTTGATTTGGAAGATTTAAATAAAAAAGAACAATTTTATATTAATAAATTCAATAGTTTAGTTCCAAATGGATACAATGCTGAATCAGGTGGGAAAAACAAAATACGCTCTGAAGAAACAAAAAGAAAACAATCTGAATCTAGAAAAAAAATGCTTTCAGATAAAACCAAGCATCCAAATTGGGGTAAAAGTTCTGGTAGTGCAAAACCTGTTCTTTGCTTTAATGATTCTAGGAAATACGTTTCTGCCAATAATGCGGCCAAATATTTGGGCTTGGACCCATCTGCAGTAAGTAAAGTTTGTAACAATATTTATTCACATACAAAAGGATTCAGATTCAAATATCTGTAATTAAAGGAGTTTTATGGCTACGTTCCAACTCGGAGGCTTAGTAGAGCAGATCGCAATCACCGCAACAGCGGCTGGTACAACTACGCTAGTCAATACCTCAAAACAAATTGAAATTTTTACGGGTTCAACAACCCAAACTATTGTTTTGCCTAACGCGACTACAATGGTCGTTGGTCAAAAATACGAAATATTCAATCAATCAACTGGAAACCTTACCTTAGAGTTTAACGGCGGCGGAGCATTCACCGATGCATTTGGAACAAATTACAGTACCATTGCAGCACACACATCCCTTTTCATCGTTCTTCAAACTAATGCTACGTCTGCAGGTACTTGGGCAGTTCTTTCATCTTCTGCAGCAGCAGGTGCAGGTCCGTATTCTCCAACAGTTCAAAGATTTTTATCAGGTTCTGGAACATATACTACTCCAGCAAACGTTCTCTTCATTCAAGTTGAAATGGTTGGTGGTGGTGGTGGTGGAGAAAATGCCGGTTCATCAAACGCCGGTAGCAATGGTTCTGCGACTACTTTCGGAACAAGTTTATTAACCGCTAATGGTGGTGGTGGCGCGAACGGTGGAGGAGCAGGCTCAGGCGGAATATCAAACGGTGGTACAGTAACTGTAAATTCTCCTGCGGTAGCATTGATAGCATTGCAAGGAGGCTCTGGTAATCCACAATCGATATTCGGAGCAACTGGAGCGTCAGGCGGAGGTAACGGTGGAGTTACTCCATTTGGCGGCGCAGGTTGCGGTGGACTTAACAATACAGTTCCAGGCACGGGCGTAAATTCTCCTACTCCCGGTATACCTAACTCAGGTTCTGGTGGCGGTGGACAAGGTGGTAGTAGTTCCTTTGGTGGTGGTGCCGGAGGCGGTGCTGGTGGTTACATCAAAGCCATTATTACTTCTCCTTTAGCCTCTTACGCTTATTCAATTGGTGGTGGTGGAGCAGGTGGTGCAGCTAGTGGTGGTGCCGACGCAGGTGCTGCTGGTGGTAGCGGTGTCGTTATCGTTACTGAATTTTATGCTCCAACTGCTGCGGCAGCAAATGGTGGCGGAGCTTATACCCCAACAGTTCAAAAATTCTTATCTGGATCAGGAACATATACCACTCCAGCAAACGTAATTTACATACAAGTTAAATTAGTTGGCGGTGGTGGTGGCGGAGGTGGATCGGAACTCGCGAGCACACAAAACGCTGGTACAGGCGGTACAGGTGGTACTACTACATTCGGAACAAGTCTATTGACAGCAGTCGGTGGTACTGGTGGCGGCGTTGGTACTGGTGGTGGTGGCCCAGGTGGCACAGCAACTGTAACAAGTAGTTCTACTGTGTTACAAGTTGTCGCAGTTCAAGGTGGATCAGGCCAAGGTATAGGAAACGCAACTACAGGACAACCTGGAGGATCTGGAGCTGCATCACCTTTCGGTGGTCAAGGTGGATCTCAAGCGGGTGGCGCAACCGGTGCTGTAGGATTTGCAGCAATAGCTAATACTGGTTCTGGCGGTGGTGGCAGCGGTACCGGAAGTGCTACTGGATACGCAGGATCAGGTGGTGGAGCAGGTGGTTATATTGAAGCTATTATCCTAGCACCTTCAGCAACCTATTCTTACTCAATTGGCACAGCGGGTACAGGTGGTACAGCAGGAACCAGTATGAGCGCAGGTGGAGCAGGTGGCTCTGGTTACATAGAAGTAACAGAATACTATGCTAACGGTTCAGTAGGAACTGCTACAACTATTACTGGACTTCTAAGTAATGCAAATCTTACAGCACCAACAGTTCAAAAATTTACTTCAGGTTCTGGAACATATACTACTCCTACTTCTCCAAGAACTCCACTATATATCAAAGTAACAATGGTAGGCGGTGGTGGTGGCGGAGCCGGTAGCGGAACAGCAACTGGTTCAGTTGCCACAGCTGGCGGTACTACTACATTCGGAACAAGTTTATTGACAGCCAATGGAGGTATCCAAGGAGTTTATGGTTCTCCTGGGGCAACTGGTGGAACTGTTACGGTTTCAAGTCCAGCCGTTCAAGTTGTAGCAGTAACGGGTGGCGGCGGTGGTAGTGCAATGTCGGATAGTGGGACTACAGTGGTCTTATCTGGCGGTATTGGAGGATCCTCAATGCTCGGTGGTGGAGCCGCTCAAGTATATTCTGCAAACCCAGGCATCAATGCTCCATCCAATACGGGTGGTGGTGGTTCAGGCGGAGGCGGTAACAATATAATTAATCAAGTCACTGGAAGCGGCGGAGGATCAGGTGGAGGGATAGTAGCGATTATCAATAATCCATCAGGAACATATAGTTATGCAGTTGGTGCTGGCGGAAATGGGGGCGGAGCGGGTACTAGTGGCCAAACTGGTGGTAACGGTGGATCAGGTTATATTGCTGTTGAAGAGTTCTATCAATAATTGTATGAAAAAATACAACTATTCTCGGATGAAAGATTCAAAGAATATTTCAGATCCTATTTACCAGAATAGTTTTCAAGGATCATTGCCTTCATTGGTTGACTTAAGACATCTTTGTCCCCCAGTTGTAGATCAGGGCCAAGAAGGTAGTTGTACAGCCCAAGCATCTGTATCTGGTGTTTACGATTTTCTTCAATTAAAAAATATAAGAATTGTAAACCCACACGTAGATCCCTTATCGGTATTTGCTCCTGGTAGTAGGCAGTTTGTTTACTATAACGAGCGTACAGATGAGAATACGGTTCAGCAAGATTCTGGAGCGGAATTAAGAGATATCATTTTTGCTTTAAGCCAATATGGGGTCTGCCCAGAAAGTATGTGGCCTTATACCAATAATGATATGACGGTTAAGCCCTCAGATGATTGCTATAAAAGCGCAGCAAACAATAAAATCAAAGATAATTTTAGAATTGTTAGTTTGGATCAAATGAAGGATTGTTTGGCCAATGGTTACCCTTTTATCATGGGCATTGATGTCTATGATTCATTTGAAAGCGAACAAGTAGCTCAAACTGGGAAAGTGCCTCTTCCTTTACCTTCTGAAAGTTGTCAAGGAGGTCACGAAATTACTTGCGTTGGCTTCGATGATAAAAACAGTTGGCTAATATGCAGAAATAGTTGGGGAGCAGATTGGGGAGATAAAGGTTATTTTTATTTACCCTATAGTTTCGTTACAAATCCCAATTTGGCAGAAGATTTTTGGACTTACAGATTAGCCTAAAAATAATACGAAGGCACTAATCACAAAAAATGCGATGATGGTCCAAGCCAAATCAGTTATCATCTTCTCTTTCTCTTATTCTGGCATTAAAATCATATTCTAAATCTTCAATTGTTTGTTTGAGATGAACATTTTCAATCTTTAATCTTTTAGTCTCATCGTTATAAGCATCTCGCCATTCCTCAGCAAGATTTAGGAGTTGTAAAACCTCATCATTATGAGCCTTAATGACCGCATCTAATTCTTTTGGATTGGGAATAATAGCTAAGATTTCGCTAGGCTCGTTGTGTACATCTCTTTTTAATTCTGGAAAATCTCTGTCTTTATACCAACTCATAAATTGCCATCCCATACGATACGTTTCTTGAATGCGCCTTTTTTGGCTTTCTTCTCATTTTGGATAATTTCAATGTCAGTAGGAAACAAGCCAGCACTTACAGCAATTGCTTCTAGAACTTCTTTGACATCGGCTAATTCTTCGCCTAGATCGTGAAGAGTCTTCGTACCCTTACCGCGCTCATGGAAAATTAAGTGCCCAAGTTCTCCAACTTCTTCATATAGTTTATTCATTAGAAGGCCGTACATTTCCTCTTCGGAAGCCACACGATATGTCATTGGTGTCATACCAGGTGTTGAGTTGCAAAGTTCTGTCATATTATCTCGAACCAATTTTTCTTTTGGCTTTCGATGTTCTTCAAACTGCTGACTAAATTCGTTAAGGGAGCCCATTATTTGTTTTACGCCTTCTGGAATATCTTCACTCATATCTTATCCTCCGCCAAAATAGCCTTTACAGCATCTCTGACTAACTCTACATCTTGGCCTAAATTGATTCTTATGAAATCATCATTGTGGTAAAGTTTTGAGCCAGGAAAATATGTAATACCCGCTCTATCTAGAAGATCTTTACATGACTGATCTGCTCTACTATAATAAAACATGCCAATTGGGTAAACGGTTGTGTCCCCAAAGTATTTCTCTAATTTAGACCATTCTTCGCGATTTCCATCTAACTTGCGCCTTGCACCCTGTTCGAAAGCATCCCAGTCGCAATGTTTTACTAAGTCCAAAATGATGCGATTCTGGGCACTGCTTAGTCCGCAATATTCTGTGGCAACACATTCTTTGAGGCGCTCATAGAGAGATCCGTTGTTGGTCGCTACCCAACCTACTCTAATGCCATTTATGCCGGTCATCTTACTAAAACTGCCTACATTCAAGACATGATTTGGAGGCGGTAAATGGATTTTAGGGAGATAGGAACCTGTATGATACACGGAATCCCAAACCACCATCTTATTGTCTGTCCTGACCATTCCAAGGTCTCCAGTCCACAAATTACCGATAGGATTGCTAGGAGAATCTACTAATATGACAGCACTTCGGTCGATCTTAGAGAAATTAACTTCTTCTTCATGCTCAAATCCTGCACTTTTAATGATGCTAGGATACATTCTAAAGAAAGGTGCTGGTGCAGTGACAACTGATTCGTATCTCACCTGCTGTTTGAGGGCATTTAGAGCAACGTGAAGGCCGCCTGTGGCTCCGTGTGTCAGAACTATGTAATCGTACCGAATACCAGTCTGACGCTCTATAACCTTACGTGTGGCCTCAATCATGGCGGGATCTCCTTCATGAGGAGTATATCCCATTTCCACAATATCTTTGTTATTGAAAGGTATAAAGAAATTTCCAGATGCTTCTACGAAAGCTTTTCTTACTGCAACCGATTCTCCCCAACCCAAGTCAAATTTTGTCATCTTTCCTCTTCTGGTCAGCTCTTTCGTTGGCTAACCGCTCTTCGTTCTTAAGTTTCAAAAATTCCACCACGAGATGTCCCTGTCCACGATCAACCAATTCTGAGGGTCTAGCTTTACGTAGTCTTGGGTTCTCTTTAAGGTACCAGCTCTTTACCTTCTTGCGATCCCAACCAAAACATTTGATAGCCATCTCAATGATCTCGGCCTCAGTAATTGGCTCTTCACCTTCTGGGGTAGGATGAGGATTTCTACATTTACGATATGTCATGTTGCGTACCCTACTGATAGTTCAAAGAAAAACACTACTCTTTCTACTGGCTTTACTTGAAGTAAACCGAAACGTTCTGCGGTTCTAAAATTCACACTAGATTTCCTGGCCAATTCTACTTGACGAGTAACCAAGGACCTAAATTCTTCTAGGGAGTAGCTGATCTTGTAGTTGTTGCATTGAGCGCATGCTGGCATTAAATTTTCAATGGCGTCCAAATCCACACCTTTTCGGGCATGCTGATGAGATCTAGCATGGGGAATAATGTGGTCTACTTGAAGCTTTTCAGGCTTTGTACCGCAATAGCCGCAATGACCATTGTATTTTGCTTTTACTTGATCCCTAATCTTCTTAGGAATGGCTTTACGCTTCGTCATCATCGATTCCCAGTAAGTCGATTTCTTCTATCTTTTCCTGTACTGGAACAAATAAATCTAAAAGCTTTGCTGGGAAGTCTTCTTGCTTTAAAATGACATCATTCAATCTAGCGGCGGCATCCCTGTCTTCCAAAGTGTCTGAAAAGTCATATAGAGCCTTAATCACATGGGTATACATATTACAAAGAGCCATTCCCTGGGCTGAAAACGCGTGATCGTTTTTAGCAGCCGCATTCTTAATTCGAGCTGAGATCTGATAAATATTATTTTCCATTTTCTAGCCTTTCTCTGTCTTCGAAGTCTCCACCATGGAACCCTTCTACTATTTCTGTTCCTTCAATTACATTACGCCCATCAGCACCATAACTAATTGGGTATTTATGGCATTCTTTCAAATCCTTTAACCCAACATCTGAAAGGCTTACCCCAAAAAGAAAGTCATATCCAAAATCCATTACGACCTTGTACATATAGTATTTCTTGTTTCTAGAGCCAGTAAAATGAAATACTTTTAGTACGTCACCTTTATGGATTGGTCTAAGTTTAGAATCGTAGTAAGTTTTCATAGAAAAATAGTGATTAACAAATCAATAAATAGTAACATCAAGAAAAACACCATATTACTTTTTATACATCTCAAATAGAGACAGTCGTTTTCTCTTTTGTGCCGTAATACCGAGTGGGGCAAGTAGTTTTTCGTACTTTAAAATGACTTCCCAAGCTTGTTCTGTGGTCATTCCGATATTTTCACCGGCTTCAATCTCAACGAATGTAGCGTATTTGCCATCTTCATTCTTTACGGTATAATAAACAATGTCTGCATCATCAAAGAAGTAGATATCGCAGGCCTTATCGATACTAAAATTTTTAATGTAACCAAGTCCTTCGCAAAACGCTACGATTAATGCTGGATCATTCTTGTCAATTCTCAAATTCACTTCAGTGCGAACCCAATTGTTTTGATCAATATGTTTCTTTTTAAAAGTAAGTTCTGAACGATGTTCGTCTTCACCACCCATTTTATTTTCGGCGGCCATTCTATACCTTAGAAATTCGTTTTCTTGTCTGACATAGTAGACATCTTTGGATTCTACATAGATAAAACTTTTAGGGTTTAAACTTTTGGCCAAATCCTTAAAGGCGATGCGGTTGATGTCATCTCCATTATACTTGCATTCTATTTCAAGAAATTTATGTTCTTCGGCCATAATAGTATACTAGCACGCTATTGTGTTAAATACAAGTCTTTTTCATTCATATTTAACATTTTTATGCTTATTGTTGATTTCCTTATTTTTTTCTATTTTCTCTTTCCTATTCGGAAATTCTCCTGTTTCATAATAAACTTCATACATCCAGGTATCAAATTCCATGGACGCATACAATTTCCATTTTGGAAACTTTAAATTCGTTTCTTTGTATATGGTTTCCCAATATTGGGTTCCAGCTACCTCAACATCGTAAATCTTTTTCCTTAAAGTCTTTGGGGCTGGAGTTTCATAGATTTCATCTTCAAATAAATTCTGCCTATGGATGGCATCTTCGAATTTTAAATCTGGTTGCCTATTCTTTTCATGGATAAACCATAGGTGGTGGGCTATCTCATGTATTAGAGATATAACGGTTTCAGTTTTAGAACTTTGATGTTTTTTATAAATAAGAATTTCAGAACCGTCTAAGAGCCATCCACCGGCATCTCCCGATTTTTGACCACTAAACGATACTTTAACGCCCATTCCTTGTGCGTATTTCGTTAAACGGCTTAATTCTTCATCTCTAATCATAACATCCCTTAAGTGCGCCAGTGCGATCCATTTTCTGTTCTTGTGGCACGACTAATTCTAACGAATTCAACTCTTGCGTGAAATTCTTCTAGGTTTTTAGCGCCCACATAGGAAAATGCGCTTCGTAAGCCCCCCTGAATATCGTCCAAAACATCTTTTACTGATCCTTTGTATGGCACAAGGAAGGATTCACCTTCAGTAGTCCTGTGTGTGCCGGTCTTGCCTTGAGAATCGTAAGCTTCTTTGGAGGCTGATCCACGGTATTTCTTTAGAGCTTTCCAGTTAGGCCTAAGATAGCCACCAGCAATACCATTTTCAAATTGTTCTTTGGTAAGCATCTCAGAAGTCCCTTCATGAATATACACTACATCTCCTGGCGTTTCATCAGTTCCAGCAAGCATTCCGCCAAGCATTACCAGACTAGCCCCAGCACCCAAAGCTTTAGCGATGTCTCCCGGAGTCTTCATTCCCCCATCTGCAATGGTTGGGATTCCTGTGCCTTCTAAAGCATTTACTACGCTAGTCACGGCTGATAGTTGAGGATAACCTACACCGGTCTTAATACGAGTAGTACACGCACTACCTGGACCAATACCTACCTTAAATCCGTCAATTGATACTTGGCCTAAAAATGGCTTAAGGCTTTCGCCTGTTGCGAAATTACCAACGATTATGGCAGCGTTATCTCGGAAACGTTCTCTCAACCTTTTTACTTGATTCAGAACTGCTTCTTGAGCACCGTGAGCAACATCGACTATAAATACAATGGCACCCATGCAATACAACGCTTCAGCTCTTTCGAATTCATGGTCGCCAATACCAACAGAAACCATAGGCCTGTAAATACATTCCATATCCTCGATGATCATAGCTTCGTCGAACATTTTGGCGTTTTCTTCAATTGTACAAAATCTATGAAGGCATGCTTGGGCACCGTAATTTAACATAGCATGAGCCATTTTTACATCGGTAATAGTGTCCATATTAGCCGAAATTACTGGGAAATTACATCCGATATCACGGAATACCTTATGATTAGTAGATACACGTAGATCTACGTCTTTTCTACTTGAAATCGTTGAGAATTTTGGAACAATTAGGACATCATCGAAAGTGAACAATTCTTGCATCGGTTTCCCTCTAGTTAGTACCAATATACCATTTTTGAAAAATTTAAGCAAGTTTATTTTTTATCAATGCTTTTAAATGCGCTTGCTATAGCGCTTAACCATTCTTTTTCCTTAAAATCTCTTTCTTCTTGATAATATTTGCTTAATTCGGCAGTAGCGTCGTCTTCTGAGTACCCAGCTAAAGCAAAATCGTAGGCCAAAGCGAACCAAGTCTGATTACGCCCGTTCTTAAAAACTATACCGTTCTTGAGTTGGTATTTAGCCCATGTAGAAAGTTTGTCGTAGTCACCCTCGCCTTCAGGAATAGCCCTCTTAGTTTTTAACTTAGGGGATAAGTGAGGCCATTTATGAAGCCAAGCGAAGAGTTCTTTGTGACTTACCCTTTTCTTTAATCGAACCAGTCTTTGCCTTTTACCCGGTTCTCGGAATACTTCTGGGATCCTAACACACCTAGATGGATTGGCACAAGCCTTATCAGCAGTAGTTATTATAGCAAAGATCCATTGCGCAATCAAACCATATTGAGTCCTATCCTTTAGATCCTCGTCTAGGGTAATTACGGTATGGATAGACTTATTTCCACTAAATACTTGGGCCGTAAAAGGCATTTTTAGGTGATTGATCGTGTTGATCTGCTCTTTTAGGGTGCCAACATCTAATTCAACCAAAAAGGATCTAAATTTATCCACACCTTCATCGCACCTAAATCCTTTCATTGGATTTAGAGCTACCATTATTAACTTATCGCTATTTACGATTTTGGTGTATTTAGGATCCTTGGGGATAAGTGTAACCTTACCCCCCAACACTTCTTCTAATGGAACTGGCTCGGTCGCATAAAGAGAATTCTGGACACAAACTTTTTCATTTGCATTAAATAGCAATTTAAAAAAATCTTGTGTCTTTTCATTCATACTTATTTTTTAGCTAATTCTTGTAAAGCAGTAAATGTAGTTGGATCCACTATTAACTTCTGCCCAGCGCTATCTTTTGATGCTGCCTCTAAATCTTTCTGTGTTGCTTCTAAGGCTTGTTGTTCTGCAATTTCTTTCTGAAGTTTTTCTCGTGTATGTCTATCTTCCAATATTTGCATCATATGCTTTTTAACTTCTTCAACGGTAAAACGATGAATTACAACTTTTTGATCTGTAAATACTTTCTTTCCTAATTTACCCATTTGGTCGGCCAAGACCACTTCACGATCGCGTTCGTAAAGTTGTGGTACCCCCCTATTGACAAACTTCTGCCAACGCGAAGATGCCCCAAAAGCTTTTAGTGACAATTCATTTAATTCCTGTCTAGTCTTGTATTCCATTTTCTTTCTCCTCTTTTTCACTTATTTTAATGTAAACTTCTTCAATATGTTGATCGCTTACATCTTTGTTTTCAACCATTTCAAATAAAGCGGACAATGCCTCTTTATTCGTTAATTTCTCTTTTTCCCATAACACGCACACAACACACATTATTCTTCACTCTTTTCGTCTTTTTTAGGCAAGCCTATGTCACTTTTGTATTTCTTCTCTAAATTTTCTTGTACTATTTTGGCCACTCTTAATTGAAATTTTTCGTCGTATTTAACGAACTTACCACGTTCATATCCTACATAAATAGTTTCGCCTACAGAATCATTAAATCGGCTCTTCCACACTTTCCATTTACTTCTCAAATAAGCACGCTCTGGAGAAATTTCAGCAATGAAAGTGGCCTTATCGCATATTTCTTTGCTTCCCTTTAATCGCACGTTGAATGGGGTAGTATCTTCTTCGTTAACTAATCGTTTCATTTGAGCCATTACGACAATCGGGCCTGGATAAACTAACTTCATTTTATCTAGAAATGCGGCAAACATTGCCTGAACTTTGTACTGATCTAAATCGGTATTATTCCTAGATACCTTTACGTTTTGGTAATAATCAAGAATAACTACATCTGGAGGGTTACCGCTTTCGAGTAAACTCGTAAAGATTCTCTCGATACCTTCAAGAGTTGTTGTCCATCCAGAGATTCCCTGATAAGTATCTCCGATAATGGATAGGGTGTCATTCTTACACCAAAGTGGAATGAATTTAGCGTACTGATCTTTTTCTTCGCCTGTAATTTCATTGTGATTGGTGTACTTTAACCCTAAATGTACTGCCGTAATACGATTGTAGAAGTCTTCTGGGGCTTCCTCGTTAGATAGAACAAGGACTCTTCCTGGCTTTCCTGTAGCTGGATTGATATTGGTAACAGTAGAGTAAATAATATTTGCTACCGCTGTTGATTTACCGTCTCCTGTATCTGCTCCAATCAAAATAAGATTTTTTCTAAAAAAAGGGACTATCTTTCTAAAACTATCATTCATAAATGACATAGATTTTTTTGCAGCCTCAATATACTCATTACTAGAACTTATCAATCCCTCAACATATTCTTTGGATAGGTGCGAAAAATCTACATTCTTACCTTTTTCGAGTTCTTCTTTATTTTGCTGTAAAATATTGAGATCTCGTTCAACTCTATGTTCTTGTAAAATAAGGGCTTTCGCCTGAACGTTCTTTTTGCGTTCATCGTTTTCCTTATCCATTACTAGTTTTTTATCAAAATCGTCTAACTCTTTACTCATTGCTGTTCCTAAAAGTTGTCTTGATAGCATTTAATTCTGCCAATAAATCTTCGTTAACTTGCATTGGCTCTAAATCAGATGTATCGTATTTTGGATCGTCATCAATATATTTTACTGGCTTAAGAGCTACTTCCAAATCTGGGATATCTTCTTCTGGATTCCTGTACCCTCCCGTAAGTGATGGAGATAGCTTCTCTATTTTCTTGGGAGGAGCATTTTCACTGAAATTAATCTGTTTTTCTAAAACAATGCCTTTCCAGGTCTTAATTTCTTCTTTTCGTTTTCTTTCGACTATAGTTTTTGAAAGTTTTTGAATTTCCTCTGACCAACACAGTTCGGCAAGGAAAAAGCATACATGGGGTTTAATAATTTCTTTAGGGGTATATCCGTATGCTATTAGAGTAGAATAGAGATAGTGGAAATGTTCTTCTCGATCAGTTCTTGAAACTTCTGTATATTGCTTGCCACGTTCAGAAGTACGGTTAACTCCATACTTTTCCTTCCATGCTAGCATTATATCTTCTATTGAGAATTTTTCGTCTTCCACGTTACGCCCCGATTGATTTTAGAAGTTTTTTGGCTGTAGACACTTCTTTTCTATATTCGCTCTTATTTCTATTTTTTGCAATGAATTTCTTCAAAATAAGCGCCTTTTTATCATTAGGCTTATTGTCAAATCTATTCATGAACTTTTGAAGTTCATCGGCATTATAAACCTGATCTGGGCGTTTATTGTAGAGATTACAATAAGGATTGACATCAGAAACGATTAAATCTTCAATTTGTAGATCCCTTTGTTGTATTGGAAAACATATGTACCAGGACTCATCGAATTGAAAGGCTGTTACACTGTTTTTTACATTCGCTTTTTTTCTAATTGATTTGAATGTTGGAAAATCGATTTTTTTGAATCCATAATCCGCATAATTCTTAATTAATTTTGTTGGATATCGTGGAAGTTCAGAATTGCCTGTAAAAGCCAAATATTCCTCTGATGACTGACCCTTAATATTTCTTAATTTTTTCTTACAAATCCTTACTAGATCTTCCATTCTTTGTTTATAAAAAATAGAAAAATTTGCCCTGTTTTGTTGTAAGAAATCTTTAGGTTCAGGAGGATTGCCTTCATGTCTTAACAGCCATTTTTCAATCCATTCATCGTTTTTCTCTTCCATTTTTTCTAATGTAAATAGATTTAAAAAAGAAACCAAATGAACTTGGCCAATGCTTGTTACGTCATCTAGATACATCCCAACGGTTTTAAACAGATTGTAATAGGTAAAGAAAGTTTTTCTTGAGAGATTCTCAACAATTTTCATGTAAGGAGCCATCTCTTCAATACTAGGATTGCCCTTAGCTTTACGAAGATACTGATGTCTTAAGTAACATAATTCGAAATCGTCTTTACTACTGATTTTGCGTTTCTCTGGTGCTGGTCTATCAACCTGTATCATGGCGGACTCCTAATTTTAGCGTAAGGCCAGACGCGACTCTGGCAACCTTATTTTCTAGCATACTCAAGTTAAGTATGGCTTCAGCACGTCGAGTGTCACTTCGCTGATTCTTCAATCATGGCTCTGCTCGTCGCCGTAAAAGGTCTGGCTGTCTGAGAGTGTCTCTAGTAGGCTAGGCTTGGTAGTCATTTCAACCAAGTCCGGTCCCCACAGCTTTCCACTCCGCTTACGTTCTCTTTCGAGAATTTATTGATTTAATAATTGATCAAATTCGGAACAAGTCATTTTTAATACATGAAGTGTTTGGTAACCTGCTAGTTGCACATAGCAAGTTTTTGAAAACTCAGTATAAAAAATAATTTTATCCCTTGAAATTCGTACTGTAGAATCTGCCTGACATTCTTTTGAATCGCCACCACAGGTATATTCCATTACCGTAATAATCTGAGAACGATGCTTTTCTGGCTGAGGAGCCTCTTGAATTTTAATTAGAGAGCATCCTGACATTAAAGCAAATAGCGCCAAATATTTCATTTAGTATTCTCCACGAAGAGACTTCTTGTACGCTTCCAGAGCTTCTGGGGTATCCAAGATACCGATATCGACTACCGATACATCTTTTACTATTGTACGACCATGGAAATGGCCTTTGTGTACTGTATATCGTGTGGTACGACCAATTTGTTGTTCCTCGTTCTTAATTGTACGAGTAATTTTGGCACCTTTTTTGGTGATTAAGATAAGTGTAGAAAAGAAACTTAATTCTTCTCCACCTTTAATAATGAGTTCTGACTGTTCATACTTATTTTTAGGTTGGGTCATATAGTAGTGATTAATAAATACGCAAGCAAGTCCAGTTTCTCCAATAGCTTGACGTAGACGACGAACGTTCTTATTGTTCAGTTTGGCCTCAACCGCAACGTGATGATCACCAGCTTCCGAATCCATAATTGATTCCGGTACCGAAGCAGCAACCGAGTCCCATACCATCATGAGAGGTCCAGTAAAACCTTCTTCTCTAAGGGTTTTAGCTTCAGTCAAAATCTTCTCGATCGCGGTCCACGCCTCTTCTAGGTTTTCGCAAGGAGTAACCAGAACTTCTTTGGGTTTGCCGCCCATCAAAGCTAGACGTTTCATGGAGAATTTATGCTCTGAATCGATTAAGAAACATACACCGCCATCTTTTTGGCACTGTACCATTCCTTCCATTACCAGAGTGGTTTTACCGCTATCGGTCTTTCCAATAATCTGAGTAATGTGCCCGCATGGAAACCCTTCTCCACCGGTACCTTCTTTAAAGAAGGGCTTTAATGTAATCCATGATTTGACTTGGAGCAATTCATCATCTTCTCCATAAGTCTTTACTAATTCTTTACCGGCCTCTTCGTTTAATCGATTACGAATGCGGTCTACTAAAGACACTTCTTGCTTTGCCATTTATTCTCCTAGTTTGAACCTATGATTTCTTTTCGACGATCCGAGCCCAGCTGGATTAGACAATCCTTTTTGGCTTTCATTGAATCTACTGCACCTGCCCAGGTAGTCGCATCATGTTCGGCTTTAACCAGGTTCATTAGGGCCTTTAGAACATCTGGATGAGAATCAATTTGGGCTTCCATACTATTTTCGCTATGTTTTACGGAAACATCGCTTTTTATGGTCTTATAAACTACAGCTCTAGTTTCTTTTAATCTAGCCTTGGCATTGTCTCGTACCGCCTCAATTTTTGCTTTATATTGGTAGTAACGAAACAATAGCCCTGGCAAATTTCTAAACTCTGTAGTTAGATTATGAATATCTACGGACAGATCTACTTCTGGATTTAATTCCATAAGTCTCCTTAGCTATTTGGATCAATTCCGATTTCTTTTAACCAGTCTTCGTGGCTTTGTTCTGCAGCAAATGTAGGGGCTGCTGGAGTCGTAGCCGTAACTGGGGCTTGCGCTGCAGGTGTAGCTGGGGCTGCATATGAAGGTGCAGTAAAAGTGGGAGCCGCAGTTTGAGTTGCAGGGGCCGGTGTAGAGGCTGCTGCAGCAGGAGCTTGTGTTTGAGCACTAGCTGCCGGAGCACTTTCTTGGCGACGATTGTTTGAACCTCCACGAGCTTCCCGTTCTGCTTTCCAGCGATTGTCGAACAGTTCATCACAAACAGGGGTCTTGCCCGTAGCAATATCTGCTGAAGCAACAATTCTTGCAATTTCTTCAACGGTAAGTTTTGCTGCAATTTTGTTTAAATCTTGAGCTTCACGGTCGATTTTTGCTCTTAGTTCTGGAGTAATTTTATGAATAACATCTCGTTCAACGCGACCTACATTAGGTACATCAATTTTTTCTTTATAAACACTTACTTTAAAAGAAGTAGTATTCCCAGATCCAGAACGATTGAATACGAAAAAGCGTCCGTTTTCATCGGAAAGCGCATTGACGCCTTCTTCTTGTTCAAGCCTAATAAGTTCATCCTCCAATGCCTGTTTTGCTTTTGATCTGAGCTTTAAAACTCCAATATTTCCTTGCAAATCAATAACATTCATATGAAAATTTTTGTCAACACTGTAGTTTCCACCGTAACCCACTATCTTACTGAGTTTAGCAACCAAATCATCATTTCCTTCTTCTTTGGCCTTATTTAATTTTGCAGTAAGTTCCTCAATTCGTTTCATTGCAGGACATTCGACCAATACTACCCCATCACGTTTAACTTGAGCGCTTTGAAAAGGACGTAGTTTTCCTTCACTGTTCTTGTAGCCAAATATTACTGCGTGAAATTTTGCCCATCCATGCGTATCTTTCGTGTATTGTTCTAAAGGCTTAATAATTCGAAAAATTACATTTCCGTCTTTTTGACTAAAATAATTCTTCTTTGCATAATCTCTTTTTCCAAATGTCGCTTCCATATTTTCTCCTTATTTTAAAACTTTAACTGCCAAAACGATTGTTGTTACTACACCAAAAAACATCAGGAATCTTGCTAAACCAATACCTAAAGTAGCTTTAAAGGCCGTTAAGAATGGTGTTTTAGATGCCACTGCTAGTGCGGTAATTACCGGTGTCTCTAGATCAACTCTATTATTGTTTTCCATATTTCCCTTAGATTTTACTGCGAATAGACTTAAGCGTTTCGCCAACACTTTCTTCCGTAACATTTTTAACAACAAACGCTCCAGGAAGATTTTGAAGAGTTTTAGATGCCTTTCCAGCAACCACAATAAAGGTTTTGGTCTTTAATCGCGTAAGATTTTTTTGTAGATCTAGGGCGAAATTTTCATCTCCTGTATTAAGTAATACTGGGGTGATAGACCCGGCATGTTTTTTTGCTAGAGCCCTATCAACAATTGAACTGAGAGCATCTAACCCAACGATTTCCGAACCAATTTGGTCATTTACTGCGAGTTTTAATAGGTTAGCTAATTCTTGATGGTTTTTCACTGCTCTATTGTATCTTTCATCGAATTTGATTTCCATGATAGAATTCCTGCTTACACCAATTTCTAAGGCCTTATCGTAGAGAGCATTATTTGCAATATTGAATAGGTATTTGGTAGACTCACGACCAAACAGTTTGGCGTCCACACGAGACGATAAGTCATCGTAAAAACTGTCTGGATCTACCGAAAAGCATTCAAAATCGGGATTAGAAGCCACTTCATTAAATAGAGTGCGATTGGCACCTGTTAGAATAATAAAAAATGTAGATTCGATAAGAGCCTTTTTGTAATCTGTCTTTAGTTGTTCAATACGATCAACGGCAGCTCGTTTCATTCCTTGTCTACCACGGAAAGTACTTTCATTTCCCAAAGTAAGATCTTGTGTTGCGACCGGTAATGTTTTTTCAATTTCTTGAAGGATTGTGCTTAGTGACATATTTATTTCTCCGTTTTTATTCCAAAATGTTTTCTGATTTGATCTGCGTTCTTGATACTTCTTGAGAAAGTATCGGCCAATTTCTTCCCGTATAATGAATCCTCAAAGTTCTTTTGTATCATGAGATTTGGATTTTTACAAGAAAATTCTACGAAAATTCTTCCACTCATCAAATTTTTACTAATTTTAAGAAAGGTATCGGTATCGATCTCTTTACTTTTTATTAACTTAAAGTCTTCTTTGAAATCCATCTTTATCTATCCTACTCTTATTTTGTTTTTATGCAACTTATTTCTTCTTTAAGGTGCATTTATTTTCACTAGCGGCAAGTATTTTGCCCGTTGCTACAGCCGTTGCTTGCGAAGTTCCAGAAAGTTTGATCCCGTAACCCGTAACGTCTTCGCCCATTTCCCATCTATTTACAAATCTGCCGTAATTAGATGTTTTAGATCTTACGCCATACTTGTCCAAATTACCCACAACAACTATTCGTTTGTCATACATTGCTGGATAAAAGTCTGTATCTCCCGTTCCAATCTCTTCTCCATCATTACCAGCCGCAGCAATGAACTTTCCGCCCTGATCTAGAAACTTCCTTACTGCCCGTCCTTCTTCTGCGTTTTCTGATGGGCCTCCACCTGAATAATTGATAAAATCCGCTTTAAGTTCGGTAGCGAATTGTATTGCAGCGATGCTAGCTTTCAAATTTTGCTTATCGGTTTGATCTTTCGAATAGAATTTAAGGATCACGATACAATAATCTACATTGGATTTTTTGGCGTAATTCTCTATGATCCCAACAATATTGGTACCATGTCCAACTGTGTCTTTGGGGATCAAATTACTAAGTGGTCTCATATATATAAAATTATGATCCTTTGAGAAATCTGTATGGCCTATACCACAAAGCTTTGTGTCTTTTTTGATTCCACTATAGCCAAATCCCGTATCGATTACGGCTATCCGTATTTGGCGCTTGACACATTTTCCAGATAACCCTACCGAATGCGCGTTTTGCGTTAGACCAAACAGTAGGGTTAAAAGGAGAGGAGTAAGTCTCATATTAAGATAGTACCATCTATTTTGTTTAAAATCAAGCCTCAATTACGATTTCTTCAATTGCGGCAGGATCACCGCTACCCTGGCGTTTCTTCATTAAAAACATACATATATTGCCCTTTTTTAATTCTTTAGGATGCTCAAGTTTTTCGGAATAGTAATTAGGCCACATAACATGTTCTTTTACATACCCATCTACATCAATAATTACTTTCAAGGCCTGTTTTGTGTTTGCACTATAGTCAAAGAAGCTCGTACCCACAACATATCCAAATACCGCAAATTCAATGTCTTTAACTGATGCTTCTGCTGATTTTTGATCAACGAATTCAAATTCTTCTCCGTTTAATAGGGGCAAATGGTCGCCATCATCTCGGTTTAATTTAGCGTTGGGGTTGTCTTGGCGTTTTTTTCTGGCCTTTTTTGTCATTACTGCCTGTTTAAACATTGTCTTTCGGTCCATTAGACTTGAGTGATTTATGCCCAAATTTGTTAGACCAACCAAAAGACTTGGCAAAATTGATTTTTGAACTGCGGCATTTTTCAAAGGATACTTTTCAATTTCCAAATATTCTTCTTTGATTACGCCCTTATTGGGAGCCTCTAATCTAGTCTTTTTGCCTTCTTCTTTAGATCTAGCAATTTTATTGTTAAATTTATTGGTTTCAAGTAGATCCTCGAACAGTTGCATTTTTTGCAATAGTTCAAGTTTTGGAGGGAACAATGAGTCTAATACTCCTACATGGATGAGTTTTCTTGTTACCGCATCTCCGGCGACTTCTTTGTTTACAAAATCTTCTATGTCTTTATACGGTCTCCCAGCAACAATTGGATCAATCGTAGCGGCGGCCATACCTTTAATGACGCCAAGTTTAGCTCTAATTTTCCCATTAGCATAATCGATTTCCATTTCATCTGTTGAAAGATTGATGTCTGGAGCCGCAACCAAGTGCTTAACATATGGCCACAACTTACCGGAAATCTCTTTTTCTTTTGCATTAGTAAGAACTGCGGCCCACCATTCTAATGAGTAATTGTGTTTCAGAAAGATACAGGCGTATGTAACGAATGCGTATGAAACACCATGAGATTTATTGAATGCATACCGACCAAAGGTTACGATACGATCCCATAATATTTGAGCTTCTTCTTCCGTAATTTTATTGGACTTTAAGCATCCAGCAATAAAATCGGGCTTAATTTTTAAGATAGTTGCGCGTTTTTTCTTACCAATGGCTTCTCGTAAGTTTTCGGCAGCCGATCCAGAAAATCCGGCAAGTTGCTTTGCGATTTTAGTAACCTGTTCTTGGTAGACTAGAACCGAATGGGTTTCAGGAATCAATTCTTTTAGAATCTCAACGTCTTTATATTCACCACCATCGCGTCTATGAACATATTCTTCGGCCATACTACGCCCTGTTTCTTTGTCAATATAATCGAGAGGGCCTGGACGAACTAGGGATAGAATAATCGATAAATCTTCAATACTTGTAGGTTTTATGCCCTTAACAAAAGGGATCATTGAGTTCGTGTTAATTTGCCAGCATGATTCTGTACTGCCTCCCCACACGCTTTCATATGTCTTTTGGTCAGTAGGTAAATCCCAGATATAGGTCAAAACCCCATTATTCGTGAAGTAACCGGTCTTATGCTTTTCTTTATTCTTTTTATTGATCAGATCTAAGCAAACCCTAATATCCTTCAACTGACTAATGACCAAGAAGTCGTACTTAATTAGTCCAGCCGTTTCTGCTGCAGTTGCCTCGTATTGAACCACATTACCATCTTTAATGGGTACGATCTCTGAGATAGGCTTATCAGCAATAACAAAGGCGCAGGCATGACGTGAGAATGCTCTTGTAATACCAAGTGCTTGCCTAACGATCGCCCACTCTTTAGGTCTATCATTTGCATATTTCTGAAGTGGCTCTGAAGTTTCGATTAACCCATCAATATGATTTCCATCGTCATCTTCCATACCAAAAATGAACTGCTCATCTGTGATACCTTGGTCTGCATCTGGAAGAGATTTTGCAAATACTTCAATGGATTTCTCGACAGACCCATTAATGTATCTGTTAGTGTCTTTAATAGCAGATTTAAGTCTAATCTTAGTTCTGGTACTGATCTGGGCAGCCTTATTTCCCCATCTCTTGTAAAGGTATCCGCTTTTTCCATCTTCTCCCACCAAAAGATCTCTGGATTCCAAATCTGAGTCAATATCGGCGAGTTTAAGAGCTTTAATCCGATCCATTGAATAAAACCTGTTAAAGCTAAGGTCGTAGGTAAAAGGATTTACTTTGGTGACGCCCATTAGATAGGCTACAAGGCTCCCAGCAGCGCTTCCTCGTCCTGGACCTGGCAACCTACCATTCTCTTCATAATGGTTGATTACATCGTGAATAGGAAGGAAATAGGGGGATAAATCGAAGATACCGTTCTTGGCCAGAACTTCAATCTCTTCTTTTAGCCTGCCAACCCAAATAGTGTCTTTCCATCTCATTAATCCTTTTTTCTTAATAATTTCTAAGCATTGTTGTAGTGGGTTTTCCCCTGCATCAGCAAGCCGCCATTTGTATTTTAGTTCGAAATTATCAAAATTTTTTGCCCATTCGTTATTATTTCCGATAATTTTAGTAGACTCTTCTTCTGTTAGGCCAAGTTTATGGGTTAAATATTCTTGGATTTCCTGCGCAGATTTCATGTGCAGATTAGCTTTTAGTTTATTTTCGCCCTCAAGAACCATGGTCTGAACAATGTGGTCTTCTTTTTCTGAATAAAAAGCGTAGTCCGAAGCAAGCAATTTAATGCCGTGCTTCTTGTGCATTTCCACGAAAAACTTATTGATAGTTGAAGTAACATCTACTGGAAGGGGAAGGAATCCTCTATGTTCCGTCACTTCCGCAATTTCTTTATCTACTTGATGAAATGTATTTCCAACCACTTTCGACTTAACCAAAAAGTGCCCACTTCTATTAGTTAAATCGCTAGCCTTAATTTTTCTGGCCTTATTGGTGGTAACCAGATCCGAGGAAAGAAGTGAGTCAGAAGTTCCATCTTTGTATTTGATTTTTATGACTGTCGCATACTTCTTTTCCCATGGTTCGCAGGTTAGGGACATAGATAGTCGATCTTGGAAAAGACTATGGATCTTTAATAGGATCTTTTCTGCCAATTCAGGAGTATCGGCAAGCATCGCTTTACCAACCATACAATGAGGGCCGCCTAGGACAAGGAGGGTATCAGATTTACTTAGGCGCTCAAGATCCTTCCAAGACCAAAGAGATTCCAATTCATCTCTGATCTTGATTTTGGGCATATCATTTGAGGAAACAACTCTTACGATTTCTTGATAGGCATCTTGATTCTTTGCAAAAATAGATGCATTAAAATACTTACATCGATCGGCTTTAGTACCCACAACAATCGGACAAGAAGAATCCTTAAAAAAGAATTCTATACCTGCAGCAAATTTTAAATTTGCGGCCTTGGCCTGCCCATAAGCTTTGAGACAACTTGATAGATGACCCAAATCTGTATAGGAAAAATGGGTTCGACCAAGATCTACTGCCCTTTTAATCATTGAGGGTAGCGGTGATCCAGTAAGTTTAGACTCGCAATGCGTGTGAGGCGATATCAGTAATGTCATTTTTTGTATTTTCTATAATTGACTTTCTTGTCATATTCATTCCAATTACTTACGTAGTTTACGAATACAACCCACTTAAAGAAATAAAATTCTACCGTAAAACCCCACCATTTGTGTGTTTTGGCGTGACGATACCAACCAATACCAAGTTTTATGTTGTAAAAATCATCATGGAAATGTTCCATGCTACAATAATCAAACCATATTTTCATACTGTCTCCAAACACGCTTCTTCTTTAGCAAGTTCTGCTTTAAAAATTGGGTAAACCACTTCCATGAATTTCCTAAGTCTTGGGTGTGTTTCTGTAATAATAGGGATAGCAAGATAGTCTCCATCATACAGCTCTGTCATAAGGCTATATTTAGCAAACAATTGATGGGCAAATTCCGATGAAGTCTTGCATTCCTCAAGATTGTCTGCTTCATACCACAAGACTCTAGCATCTGGAGATTCAATTCTACGTTCTCTACGTTTCTCAAGAATGTCTTGTCTAATTCTTTTTACTGTTTCGTCGAAATTAAACCAATGACCTAAATCGTCATTGTAACTGAGTTTATTTTGTACGTAATCTAGTCCAAAGCGTAATAGTTCCTGTTTAAAAGTGTTTCCGGCTGATCTTCCACCGGTTCCCCAGTAGTGACTAAAATGCCCATATTCCGATTGAATCGAAAGAAGTCCAGAAGAATCTTCGATCATGATGGTTGCCTGCCAACGATTGTCAATATAGACCTTGTAGGTTTCAGTTTGTGAGCGCGTTACTTTGATGTTCATTCTGCCTCCAGAAGACTGATTAGATCTTGCGTTTGGCCACCGCTATCTTTTTTGCTTTCCATAAGAGAAATCATTGCCTTGTAAACATCGATTGTCATATGTACGTCGCCCTTAGCTTCATGGGCTTCACGCTTTGCGATTCCAAAGAATTCTACCAAACTCTTAAGAGTACCGATATCCGAGGGCAACCATCCACATCTTTTCAAGAATAACGATGCTGTCTTTGTGTCTTCTACATTGTAACTAAAAAGGCCGTTCCATTCATTTTTTGGAATGATATGTTCCCAAATAAAATCCAAATCAAAAGCCACATTCTGGCCGAGCACAATCAAATTACTATGACGACCAGTTTTTTTAAGGAATGGCGTGACAAAATCAATAATTTTAGTTTTTGCTTCTTTATATGTTATCGTATTGGGATCGTTTAGATGGGCCTTAATATCAATTTTATTGACCTTTAAAGCGCCCTCATCTGCTGTGGGATTTCTATCATTGGGTTTAAGTTTTAGATCTAATTCAGCTATGACCTTAAGATTTTCATCAGTTAAGGCCATGAACAGAGTTAGGATATCTGCTTCTTTGGGATTTAGGCCGCCAGTTTCACTATCCATGCAACAGAGGTAATTTGACATACCATAATAGTATATGGTATTTTGGCTTAAAGTCAATATCTATTTATTAAGCATTTTTTCTCGAAGGATTACAACTGATTCCTGGTATAGTTTTTCGACTTCTTCTTCTGAAAGTAAAAGGAGTCGCCCAATGGTTGTATTTTCTGGTGGATTTTCCATTTTTGCTAAAAATCTTTTGATGCTATTCCCGAACTTTGGAGAATGGATGAAATCATCTTCTTCTCTTACTTTTTTTTCCATTTCACTTCTTTCCACGTTTAACTCCAAAAATGGCTCGCACGACATTATCCTCATTTGAGTTTAATAGTCTCATGTAGTCCCTTCTAAATTTTACTATGATTTCCTTAACACGATCAAGACCTTGGACGGATTTACTATGGTCACTCGTAATAAGGTTAAGACGATTTGTGACTTTGGTTAATTCTCTCTTAGATTTCCCGTACTCATGAGCAAGCGGAATTACACCAACTCTTTTATGGAATTCTAGATTTTGTTCTAATTCTATTTTTTGTTTATTTAATATATTGATTTCTTTGGATAACTGATCAATATTGGTCTGAATAGACTTCTGGCTTGTTTCAGCAGTTTTTATTTCTTTATCTAATTTGTCAAGTTCTTCGGCTTTATTCACGAAATCGTCCTATCCTTAGACAGATTATATCATGAAAAGTTAAGTTCTAATAGTTTTAGCTCTAATAGTTTCGTTTTTTTCTTTTGAAAGCAAATTCTTACGACTTCTGGTTTCAGACCCGCACTTAGAGCACTTAAATCGTTGGTATTTGGCAGTTGCAGTATAAAAGTACCCATTTCTTTGGAATTCTTTGCTACCACACTTACAGGTAATTTCATGGTCTTCTCTGTAAATATCGAAATTAATTGAATTATCCCATGGAATTAACTTATGATACAGTTCTTCCAAGGATAAGACATCGTATTTATTGTATTTTTGCATTTCTCTCCAGGCATCTTTGTTCCCAGATAAGCATTCTTTCCATAGTTCAAAGCCTGAATATTTACGTTTTGTTTGTTTTTTGTATTTAACGCAAAGTTTATCCGACATATATTCTAGTTTGTTACTAGTAAAACCAAAATATCTCTTAGCTATTTGAAAAGTGTCTATATGTTTATAAGAACTTGGAGGTTGCATTCCATTAAGAACGAACCGTGCATTTAATTTTTTACTGTCAAATTTAACCCCATTTTGGGTAATGACAATATCTGCTTCATCAAGAAGTTTCCAAATGCCCTCTAATATTTTCTTATCGTTAGTTAGAACTTTTTCTTTAGATTGGTCCATGTACATTATTTTGGAATGGGGACCATAAAGTCGTTTTCGGTCTTCGGACTGCAGCCATTTTGCTGACCAACTAAGAAGATGCCAATCCTGTTTAATTTGATTCAGACCAACATTTTGATCCCAAATACTCCAAACATAGGCCAACATTGGCGCGGTCTCAATATCAAATATTAAAATTTTTGGTCCGTCTTTTTTCATGATTTAGCCTTCTTAAATAAGGGTAAAACCGTCCATGTTTTACCCTTATTATTTGTGTTGTAGGAGTCAGATTAATTCTGACCTGGAGTGCTCGGAGCAGATAGTTCGGCTTCGGGTTGTCCATGAAAACTTAATCCAAAAGCTACCGGAGTTTCTTGTGGAAGACTGTTTTGTGCTGGGGCTGCAGGTGTTGCTGCTTGAGGAGTTTGGGTTGGAGCAGGAGTCTCATCGGCTGGCGCTGCTGATTGGGCAGAAGTATCGCTACTTGCTTGATCTGTAGGGGCCTGAGTCTCTGCAGCGGGAGCGGGAGCATTTTGAGCAGCACCTGGATTGTCTACCAAAGTGTAGATTTCAAGAATCTTAGCGCTATACTTTCCTTCACCAAAAGAAACTGTATCTCCAACTTTCTTACCAGTCAAGGTAGCTTGGGTATCCGCATCTTGAGAATCTAAACGGAATTGAATTCGTGGATTCGCAATTGTTCCATCTAGATTTTGCTCTTCGCAAACCAAGTAACTTGTGGCAGACACTTCATCTGCTGGAGTTAAATTTCCTCGGCTGATATATTCTTGGACTTGAGTTTTTAAATCCTCAACATTCATTTGAATTACTAGGGCCGATACATTAGAGGCAGAAATTCCAGACTCTTCTTTTGCTGTCTGAATAATTGCTTCGGTTTTTTTGTTTAGTAGGCGTAAAGCATCCCGTACCAAAACCATATCCCTTTGGGTTCCTAATAGGGATTTAACGGCCCCATCTAGAGATCCTACGGATTGATATAGCATTGACACCACTCGTTCAAGATCTTCAATTTTTTGACCAGCAGTTCGTGTATCTTTGTTATCTGACATTTTATTTTTCTCCTTGTTTTTATTTATCTACTTATTTATTACCAGAAATTAAATTTATGGTGTTTGCTACCGCACTAAATTGGTCAGCATGGGCCATATATCTAAGTTCTAATTCTTGGGGTGAAGGATGAGGAACAAGATTTGAAGGTAAGGCGGCTTTGTTTTTTGACCGTCTCTCAAGCGCTTGTTTATCATATTCCACTAATTCTTCCGGGGTCATTTCGTTAATTGGTTTTTTTAATAGCGAATCTCCTTCTGGATTTGATATTGCGGACTTAATAATTGGTTCACCTTTTTTAGGCTCTGGTCTTTTAGCAGGAGTTTGCGAAGAACTTTTGGTTACTGGGCGTCGCTCAGGTGCTTTTAGTACAGGAGTAGTCTGTGGTCTAAGTTCACCGCTAATTGCGGTAATACCGTTCTTTTTAGGTTGTGGAACTGGTACTGGGGTATTTCGACTATATTCAACTTCTTCAGTGGCTCCCTTTGTGATCTTAGAAGCAAGCATTTTTAAGGCGCTAACTTCCATATCGTTAAATGGCGACGAAACAATGGTTTGTTGTTGCGTAGGTTGATCTTGGCGAATACCTAGCATGATTTCCAGTTTCTCTCTAACCAGACGACGAATCTCTCTTTGTACGTTTTTAATCGCACGAGGATCAGCGTTCGTTTGGGCAAAAATATCATTTTCAAGAATCATTTGATATAGACGACCCATCTCAAGGCGAAGATTTGCATCTGCCATGACTACAGAAATGTCATCTTCCTCTTCCTCATATACGTCAAAGTGTTCTTCTTGAATTTCAGATACAGCTTCTTCGTCTAACACCAAAGGTTCTGGCGCGATAGATTCGTAGGCTCTTATATTTGATTCCGTATTAATCGTTTTTTCCCAAAATCCACTCATAACTTATCTTTCTCTAAAAGTTCTTCTATGGTCACTTCTTCAGACTTATTTTTATTAAGTCTTCTAAGATGTAGTGCGAACGCTAGTAAAAGTGCGTCGGCTTCATCTTCATTCTTTTTTCTAAGAGGCTCTCTCAAAAAAGAACCGAACACTTCATTTGCTCTCCTAATATTGATATGCTTCTTGGTTAACTTACCAACAATCTTACCGTTTATATCACGAGCTAACTTGGTGCCATGTTTAGTCTTATAGGCCCTAACTTCCTTATTATGTTTAGATTCTTCTTTGGTCATTTTGCAGCCAACTTCACTTCTCCAAGCGCCCGTTAGTAAGTATATAGATTCTATATTATTCTCTTTTATGTATTTAGCAAGTAAAAAATGAGAATATTCTAAAATCTTTTGGCTATATACTGCTTTTGATCCCGCCACAGTTTCTTCTATGGCAAGCATATCAGGTCTAAATTTCTCTATAAGTCCTTCTATACCATTAAATACCAAATAGGCCCAATCAATAAAACATGATGGATAAGGACCATTCGGTTGTGGAATTTGGGGAATCATACCGTAACCTTCCAATTCAATACCCACATCCGAACTTATTACTGAAGCCCAACCTGTTTTTGTGCTGAGATCAATACTAAGTATTCGTTTGGTATCCATATCCTATTTCTTAAACCTACGCAATTTAGTCGAAATTTGGTCGCTAATGTCGAGAATAGCTCCATAGGCTATAATTCCAACAAAAATTACTGGACTAAGAACATACATGAGCCTGATCTTAGTCCATTCTTTCATCTTAGCCAATTAAGACTCGCCTTTTTCTTGGCGAAGTTTCACTGCAACACCGATAATTGCGTTCTGGCGAGCCTTTACTTCACGGAATCCAGAACTGAGGAGTTTAACATCATTCTTTGCTGCCGTATATTTATCGTTAGCTTCCAACTCCTCTTTGGTTTCTGAGATAGCCTGATTTGCTTGCGCAATACGTTTATTGATTTCAGGTACAGACATACCTTCTAGTTCTCGGAGAACATCCTCTCCATCTGTACCAATTTTCTTAGCCATTTTCTGCATTTCTGATAACGGTTGTTTTTTTGGACGACCCATATTATTTCCTTTCGATTATTTCCCAGTTTTTACTGTCACTTTTGACATGTAACTCTCTATAAATACCCTGTGTATTTCTATAAATTTTATAATGAAGTTTGGTACTTGTTGGAATAGTAATGGTTATTTTTTGGCCCTGATCACGCTGAAAATAATCATTTATGTTCTTTAAGGCGCTTTTAATATTTTGTTCTGCCAAATCAAGATAGAAATCATCAACGCTAGCATTGTTGGGATTTTCTTCAATTTTACACTCTTCTATCTCCTTTTTGCATTTATTGCAAAAATAATACTGAAAAGTATTAAAGACTTTAAGTTCTCCCTGTTCTCCACATTTACATTTCATAAATCACCATCTTTTATCAGTAAAATCAAAACGGGCTAATCGTTTAAGCAAATTCTTTTCGTTTAACCAAGAAGTAAAAGCTTCTAAAAAACACAGATAGACAAAATAATTCTCTTCCACTTTCTTATTCGAAAGAAAGACCTCTGTCCCTAACCTTACGTAGTTTTGTTTTGCTATGCTAACCATATTTTCAAAGTCATCGTATTTAATCAGTGTGTCTTTTTGCGCGAGCGTTGTAAGTTCGATTTTAGTTAATGTAGATAGGCAGAGACGCTCTTTTTTCTGTTTTTCGTTAAACAGTAACTGTTCATCTAATTTATGCTCTGTAATAATCGCTTTCTTAATAATATTTAGTTCTTCTTCTGTCAATTCAAGTAGTATCACCGTAACCCCATATTATTGCTGAATAATCTTACTAGTCAAACCATCTCTCACCACTAAAATTCTATTTTCAATGGATTCAGACACTATAGGATTATGTTCTACTAAAAATAGTTTTTTGTCAACACTATATTCTCTAAGCATCTCTAATGCATCCTGGATGCAGGTGGTATCTAGCCCATTGAAACCCTCATCGATAATATACATCCCAATACCCTTACCGGTAGTCTCTTCAATGAATTTAATGATACTTAAATCTACGCACATGTCACAACTAGATCTTTCGCCCCCAGAAAGCGATTTAAGAGGCACTCCAATTTCACCGTCCATACTAACCATACAGACGACTTCTTCCTTAACCTTGCCTTCCTTGGTCTCCTTGGTGCCCTCAAACTGTATAGTGGCATTGGACATATTAGGGATTAGCCTAATAAGCCTTGTGGCCGTATCGCCAATAGACTCTAGGGCATCATCGAATGAACAGGATAAGTGGCTTTTTATAGCTTTCTTGGATTCTTCTACGATCTCGATTTCTTCTTGGATAGAAACTAAATCAGTTGATTTTTGAGTCACGATATGCGCGTAATCGACGAATTGGGTATTGAGTTTGACTGAAGAATCTAAATATCTTTTAAGTTCTGCTTCAAACGATCTAATTTTAAGTTCGGCCATCTCACGGTCTGAAAGAGCCTTATTCTTTTGTTCTAAAAACGCCTTGATGTTTGGTTCATGTTTTTCCACCAGTTGAGTTTGTTTTCTTGCAAATTCAGCAAGTATTTCTTGATTTTTAGTGTTTTCTTTAGATTGATGATCTCGCTCTTGTTGGCGAAACGCTTGAAGTTCTTTTTCTTTAAGTTCAGATTGTCCTTTAAGTTCCAATACTTCTGGAATAACTTTAGGGGTACCGTCCAATCTCAATTGAACGATTTGTGCTTTGAGACCAGAAACTTCTGGGATTTCTTTAGGAGTTGAGTCTAATCTTAATTGAGCGATCTTATTTGTCAGATCATTGATTTCTGGTACTGTACGCGGACCAACTTCCAAAAGAAGAACTGCGTGTTGTTCATTCAGACTTGCTTTGGTCTTTTGGGCTTCAGCGCCAGCAAGGACTGTTGCCCTGTGCTCTCCTAATTTATTAAGGATCTCTGCTTCTTTGGTCTTAACGGACTCTGTAATCCATCCCTGTTCACAGGTGGGGCAAATTGAGGCCCTAATCTTATTTAATTCCACAGCCAACTTCTTGGCCTCTTCTTTAGCCTGGTCGCCTTTTTGAACCAAATTTGAGGCTTTATTGTATTCGAGTCTATTGGTAGAAATCTTAGCATTGATTTCCGCTTGTCTATTTTGCTCAATTTTCTGTAAATTGGAGATTTCCAATTGTGAAGAAGTTATTTTGTTCCTAACTTCAGACTGTCTTGAAGATTCCGAAAACTCTAGATCACCTATTTTCTTTGAAATCTGTTCGATCTGACTTTTGACTTCAGATTGTCTTGAAAGTTCGGCAGATTCTAAGGCACTCGTCTTTTTTTGAATTTCCTTGATCTCGACTTCGGCCTTTTCTATTGAACTTCTGTCAAAAGGAGACACTGATGTTATGGGTCTAGACCGTTCCAGTTCCATTTTTTCGTTGTGATAAGCACTCGCCGCGATATCATATCGGTCAGTAGCGTTGAGGTGTTCAATCTTTAGCAACTCGATGTAATCTGCATTAAAAGACGGTTTAGGGGTCTCTCCAAGGCTATTTAGGGCATTTCTTGATGCCTCAAGCCCCATTCTATTAGATTCGACTTCTGATTTAAGAGAAATCTCTTTACTAGATAGGTTTTTGAGGATATCGTCCAGTTTCAGGATTTTCTTTTGCTCATCTTCTAATTTCAAGCAACTCGTTAGAAACTTGTGGACATCGGATGGTCCCATGTCCAAGAAAAATCCTCCCTCGCCCTGTCTTTTATGGAGAATCTTTCTAAATAGATCTCTAGGCATACCTAGAATTTCATCTAACTTTTCTTCAGTAATTTTAGAGCTACCGGTAGTTACCTGATCGCCTACTGTAATCGATAACTTCGATTTGTTCCGTTCAATTATGACTGGAGTGCCATCCCAATCGTATTCGCCAGTAGTAGAAATGGAGTCTTTTGTTAGCCTAGATTGTAGGAGAGATGTGGACAGGTCATTCAGGCCCAGGTTATACTCTAATACTCTAAATAGAGTAGTCTTGCCACTTCCAGAAGATCCACCAGTGTTATTGTTCTTGGCGTCAACTTGAATGAAGGAACCGAGAGCGGTAAAGTCCAGAACTTGTTCTTCTACGAATCTACCTACAGCTTTAAATTTTAGTTTTTTTGGTATAAGCACTTTGTAATAATATAATACTATTTATTTATTTTCAAGTTCTTTTACGCAAGGATGCTCAAAAAATTCTGGATTGTTATACCAACAACCACATTCACCGCACAGGAATTTTTCTGGGGTACCCATATTCTGAAAAGATTTAATGGCCAATTCTTCGATTTCTTCTTCGGTTAGGTTGCTCATATTAATCCTCTTCAGAGTAATCTCTTTTTGATCGTTCATCATTGACCTCCATAATTTCTGGATCAATTTCAAGTCTACGAGACATAAGGCCATTATCAATAACAATTTTATGGGAAGAAGAAGTGAGCCCAAAAGCCTTCTTAGCTTCTAGGCCACACTCGCAGGGGAGAGAAAGTGGTGCATCCGTTGCATTTTTTTTGTACTTCTTGAAATTAATTCCGCAAGTACATGAATAGCTAATGAGTGGCATTGATTACCAGTACATTGGGATTTCTTGTTTTTGAGAATTATAGAATTGATTTAAGAACTTAGATTTAATCTCATTCTTAATTTCTGTTGGTAATTCCTTGCCTTGAGGAAGAAGCATACTAATATTCATAGGTGCAGTATTTAGAGGGCAATTATCTAATTCATAAGAAATTGCAATTCCCATAAAATCCAAACTATGCTTAGAAGTACCTTGAATACTGGAATCGCATTTAACCAGTACTACTTCATCACTATAGCCTTCTTGTACCGATTTAGTACCAGTTAACCACATCTCGTGGTCATATTCTTTAAGGTAACTTTCATAGGTTTGTTTTCCTTTGGTACGAGATACTGTTTGTTCATCAAGTTCACGAATACGATCCAACCAAAATTGATACCGGCTATCTAGTTGTGAAGGTTTAGCTCCACCAAAAGAGCCTTCAAAGCCTCCGGCTGCGTGGTGACTCATCATAACGCCATTTTTAAGAACTAAACGGTCATCCAGATTTTGTACAATTTGAAAAGCCATACTTGCGGCAAAGGTAGTGATTGTATCGATTTGACAACCGGTACCCCTAAGAGCTTCAATCATTTCTAATCCAGGTTGAATGCCTCCGCCTGGGGAATTGATAAAAAGTTTAAGTTTTGGTCTTTTTCCGAACAATTTTTGAACCTGACTAACTTCACAAAGTTCTTTAGCCCTTGAAATTACAGCAGAAGTTGTTTCTCCATCTACTTCACCACTCAATACAAGCAAATTTTTACTTGTTAGGGTAACAGTGGGGGTTAAATCTGGAGAACTCTTTCCCTGGGAAATAGAGTTGTGGGGGATAAGGACAACTCCTAGTCCTAATAGGATGGTAATCACAATTTTATTCATTTTACTATTCACTTTCTGCTTTTTTTTATTTTATCGGACTCTTTGTTTATATCATCACTTTTTTCTGCAGCTTCTTGTTTTTCTTGTTCGCGCTTTAATTCTGCAAATTGTTTAAGTTTTGATGCAAATGGTGTCTGTTTTGGAGTAATTTCGACAGAATTAGGGCCTGTTTTGGTAATATTAACACCTTCACTCATACCACTGAGACCAACAAGGGGCTGTCTTTCGCCTAAATTCTCGCTATTTAATTTGTGAAGCATTTCCATAACTTTCATCAGTGTCCCTAGATCTCTACTATTGATCTGGTCGTAAAACTCAGAATTGTCAGTTCTTAAGTACTGATCTATATTTTTACCTATTTTTTTCTTATATGCAAGACTTAAATGCAATAAAAATTCTTGATCCTGTAATTTGGCCTCTACAATTTTACCCTTTAGGGTCGCATGCAATTCGTCTAAATATTCTGCGCGAAGTTCAAACCATTTGAATTTATGAGCTAAAAAAAGAACTATCGTCTTGTTTTTCTTAAGTAAAGCAGCAATTTGCCTGTAACTTTTACCGTCCATATAAAGAGACATCATTCTCTCTACGTCTACGTCTGTTAAGGTATGGAGTCCGAGCATACCCCCTTCTTTGAATTGCTCAACCAACTCAAGATCCCTCATGGTAAAATCGCTATGTGGAATTACGGATAAATCTTTCGGATCACTCACTTTTATATACCTCTTTATTGTTTATTGCAATATGCAATACGACTTCTTTCCAAAAAAGTAGTCTAATGGCCTTTTCTAGCCCTTTACTTCTTTCTGTTAAGAAATCAGGTTCTTTATCTAAAGTAAGATCGTACTTAACAAACCAACTTTTGGCTTTTGTGTCTAAATCGTAATCAACATTTGCTTCTTTGACTCCATCGAAATAAATGAAAGGTTGTGATTGCAAATTCTTGACGTGCGTTTCTGGTACACGACCAAAAAACATCATGAGGTTCCGTAAGTCTTTTAGGCTAGTAGGTTCGGATTCAGACAAGGTTTAAGTCTCCTAAATATTTAAGGATTCTAGTTCTTTTTTCAACATCTGCCTTGTAGTGGTTCAATATGAAATCTCGTAAATTACTACCGCTTTTTCGTTCTTTGTTTCTTTTGCTATCGGTAATTTTACTAGAAACACTAACACCTTTTAGAGCAAGTTTTTCTTTGGTAACCCAATCAGATGAGCCGATGAGTTCGATATCAACTTTGGCATTTTCTGGAATTTGAGGTTTGTCTTCGCCTTCTTTCCATACCACAGATACGATCGGGGTACAGACAGATTCTGTTGAGATGAACTGCTTTTCGGTCATTTTGCCGCTGTCATCATGAGTGCATATCCAGATCCCTTTTTTCTTATTCGAGCACGACTTTGTTAGCCACCTCGGATTACCTGTATACCAGACACGCCCAATTTCCAATTCTGTATGAATATGGCCGCCAATTAGATGAAGATACCGACTATCTAATGCGCTATCGGCAACACCGCTAGTAATAGGGGTGCCGTTGTCGTAAACCGCACCCTCATAATTAGGGTGACTTACTAGAACTCTTGCTCCATTAGCAGCAAGAAGATTTGCCTCTTCAATAAACCTATCATTCGAGTGGATATAGGGAAGATAGCCATAAATTCCATCTAAATAAGGTACATGAATAATTTTAAAATTATCGTTTTCCAATGATAGGAATGGGTGAAGGGCGCTGTATGGATCAGAATATTCTCCGGTGACATCATGGTTTCCGACCAGTATGCGTGTTTCGAAAGATTGATTTGATAATTCTGTAAACCAATATTGCCAAAATTTTAAAACTCGAAGTCTTACGATATCATGAGTGTCGAAAAGATCTCCAAGAATTTCTACCACATCAACTTTATGTTCTAAAGCTTGGTCTAATACGAATTGAAGAAGTCTAGTGGATTCTTCTAAATTATTGGGTTTTACGTGCGGATCTCCGCATCTCAATATTTTTTTCATGCAGATTCATCGCCACATTCACATTTATAAAATTTTTGATCACACCATTCGCAAGAACAAATACACTCAAACTGTTTACAGGCAGCACATTTACAGTCTACATCAGACCAAATAAAGTAAATGAAACCTAAGTTCATGCACTTACATTTACAGGGAAAGGTCTCCAATCCAAATTCTAGAGATCCGTCTATTAAATTGATGTAGAGTCGTCCGATTCTCATATTATGGGTAAAACTATTCTCCTGGATTCGGAGTTTTTGATATTGTGGAATTGGTTTCAATAAATTCTACCCATTGCAAATCAACGAGGATGAATTTACCAGTAATGCCCTCGCAAGTAAATAGTTTAGATGACCATGCTTGAGTATGAAGGGCCTCTTCTCTTAAATACGCATACGATCCTGCAGGAATATCTCTTCCATCGGCAAGCCTAGTTCCAGCTAGAATTTTTAATTTTTTGATACCATCTCTTTGGCCTGGAGTCGCAATGCCGCCTACGACTTTTGATTCGAGACCTTTTTTGACATACTCTTCTAGCAATAATCGGTTATTCAACGAAAAAATCACAATTCTGCTCCATGCTTCAAAAGTTTTACCATTTCAGAAAAAGATTTATTGATCACTTTTTCTTGTTCAAGATAATATTCTAACCTTTCAATTCGGTCTACTAGGGCCATAACTGTTTTGGCAGGTACGGACCTAACATTACCCAAATTAATATCTTCTTTCAGACAATCTAAATCAATTTGTAATTCTGATTCCATATATTCTCCTTAAATTAGCATATATTAAATTAAAAGAAAAAACAACATTAAATTTCAATACCCTTAAGTCTCAACACCTTTTGGTTTATAAGCGGCATACTTCTTGAAATTTCAGAAATTTGCTCAGTTTGTTGTTTCTTGCTAAGTGTCTCTTCCGCATTTTCGGCTTTATCGGGAGTATAACTGTAGACCCCAAACCCTTCTTCCCCATCATTTGAATCAGATGAAATAAGACTAGCTGCAGACATCAAATACCATAGATCTGAGGCCGTAACTGGTTTTGGTGCGGTTCTTCCTTCTTCAAGATCTTTTACGAAACTTTCATTGACTGCTTTAGTCAACTCCTCTATATCCGTAATTCCTTGCCTGCCACGGATACTGTTGGCCCTGTATAGGATTCTTCGATCTGAGGGATAAAAGTGCATTACGGTCTCACTGTATGCGTCGATTAGGTTACCAACGATGCGACCAATGGCTACCCCCATGTAATTCTTTTTGTATGAGCCGGTGTACTTATCAATACCAGCAGCAAGTCCCATGGAACTTACCTCAACTAAATCCATAAAACTTAGATGGCCTTTAGGCGTGCTTCTATAGAAAATTTTAGCCCGGTTCACAGCTAATGGCATGTTGTTTTCAATAAGGATGGTTCTTGCCTTCTTAACCCTTTGATATAGCATTTCAATCTTCTTTGGCCAGAGTCCAATCCAATGATCTTTGCAGAATTTAACAAAATGGTAGTTTACATTAAATTTCTTTAGTGCCTCTGGATCCTTTGTTTTTAAGGCAGGAGTAATTTTTTCAGAAAAAGTTATGGAGGATTCCCTAAAATAAGGTCTAGCAGATAAGATATTGTTGTTTGTAATTCGAATTAGTTGAATAAACCTTTTGTAGATTTCAGTACTTATTCGGTAACTCAGTACCAATGCGTGAAAATCCTGCTCTGCCGATACCAATTCCTCTACTTGTTCTTTTTGGGTAGTACCGTCTTTATTGCGTTCAATTGCTTTTTGAATTTCGAGTGCTAACTGGGCAAAAGACGGATCATGAGAGTCTTTCCACTTTTTGCTAGGTTGTCTTGCCATAATATGTTCCTTTAAGTTGCTGTCTTAAAAGATATATATCATGGATTTTAATTAAGTCTTTAATTTAATGTATTTAATGAGGTTTTGTCCGCTATCCAAGTAGCATTCTATTCGTGATTGCAAGTGTCTTTCCATAGTACGATTATTTAAAATCTGGAAATCGTAGATAATTGCTTTATCTTTGGGTATGCACTTAGACGCCCAAGGATTCGATTTTCCGAACCTAACGCTGCGGCCTACGGCGGCCTGCTTTACCTTGATATCGCTTGCTCCACCAAACCAATTTACTACAGAATGACATGGAAATATATTTACTCCCACATGTAGGCAACTTGTACCAATTAGAACCTTAACTTCATTTTTATTGAATTTTTCAATACTGTCTGAGACCTTTACTTTTTGTAGGCCCAATTCTGCGAGTCTTTTGGTATTCTTTTCGCTATGTGCAATAGCATAAGGAATTTCCAGAAGAGGAATTAGCATGGCTATCTGGCTAAGTTCTTCACATAAAACAAGAGTTTGTTTTCCTTGAGAAATAGCAGTTGCATTGGCTAATTTTGCAATAAAAGAAGCTATATTTTTATTATTTAAAAAATGAGCCCTTTTTTGGGCAAGACCGTCATTAGCGCTGAAACTTGGATTAGAAGATTCTAAAGACACTACCCTAAACTCGTGTGCACAGATGTACCCTTTTTCAACTCCTTCCTGAGTCGTTAATTCGTATACTGTTTTGCCAATAATTGACTGTAATAGTGGGAGACTTCCATCTCCACGGCTTTGGGTTGCCGATAAAAACATACGGTAGGGAATTTTACCAAGAATTCCATGGCAGATTGTCTCTAAGGATTCTGCCGCAAAAGTATGGGATTCGTCTACAATCAATACATCCAAATTCGAGAAGAATTCGTATTCTGGAGTTCCCTCCTTAATATTCGCAAGAGAGTCTCCAATAGCAATCGTAAATCTTTTATCGTACTTCTTTTTTCCGTCTCCTAAATAGCCTACATTTTTCTTACCTAAATGATGTTCAAAATTTTCAATAGATTCATGGAATATTCCTTTACCAGGAACTACGATGCAGGCTCTTAAGCCCATTTCCTTACAAAGGTTTAATATTATAGCACTTTTCCCTCCTCCTGTAGTAATACTGACATTTCCATGTCTTTCCGCGATCAAATTCTTTACAGAATCTTTTTGGTAGGGATGTAATTCAAATTTGAATGGGTTCTTCCAAGGAATTTTGGTGAAGTTTTTGTACTGGACGTTGTTTACGACTTGTAAATTGAAAGTTGATAAATGAGGTATGGATCCTGGCCTAATATAGAAGCCTTGTTCGTCCTCGAATACCAAACATTTCTTTAGATCCTTTTTAAGACCTTCTAGATGGGCTTCCCAAGAATTTATATTCTGATTTTTCCATCGCCAGTTGTCGGAATGTCTCTTAATTAGATGCTGAATAGCGGTATTGGTATAAGTGAGCTCTTTCCTTAGGGAATAAAGTTCATCTTCTGTATAATTCGATATATAGGCTTTAATGGGAGATACTATAGTTACGTCCACTTATAGGAATATAACTCTAAAAATGTTAAAATACAAATAAATTCTCGTGATATACATATTTAAAGACCAAGGAGATTATAATGGCTAACGATTCTATTCTTGAATACCTAAAAACTTGTGAAACAAAAATTATCAAACCGGAAAATGGAGAACCATTGGCCATTATTGTGAGAGGCGACGATCTCGACAGCGGAATTCTTAATGAATTATCGCAAGCTTTCAAAGAAGTTCTTGGGAATGTCAATAGGCGAGTCCCAATTATTGGTCTTCCTACGGATCATGATATTGATTTTATTACACTAAAAGAAGTTTTGGAGAAAACAAATGGCTTATCGTAAGGCAAAAACGGCACCTAAACTTTATCTGGCAGACAAAGAAAAAATTAAATCAATCGTATTGGAAACTATGAACGATATCAGTCTGTTAGTTGGTGCCACTTTAGGACCCGGAGGCAAACTTTGCCTTTTGGAGTCGGACCACCAGGACATTTCGGATCGTATTAGCAAAGACGGAATTTCTGTATTCCAATCGATGGCTCATCAAAATTCATTTAAGCATAGTATTATTGAGGTCGCTAGATCTTGTTCACTTAGAACCGCAAATGAAGCTGGGGATGGTACGACTACAACCGCAGTTTTAGCGAATGAACTAATCAAAAACATCTTTGGTTTTTGTGAAAGAAATCCCAAAGAAAGTCCACAGAAAACCGTAAGACGTATTAAAAAAGTTATGGAAGAAATACTGCTACCCTACATTAAAGAACAGAGCATTCCAGTAACTCAGGAATCCAAAGAATTATTATTAAAGGTGGCTACGGTCAGTGTTAATGGAGAAAAGGTTCTTGCGGAGGCTGTACTTAAATGTTTTGAAGAAGTTGGATTTGGCGAAAATAGTCACGTTACAATCCGAGAACTTCCTGGTCCAAGTGGTTATAAGGTTGAACGAATTAAGGGATACCCAATTCCAATTGGTCTTGAGGAAAGTAATGGTAAATACTTTACTAGTTTTATCAACGATCAGGGAAATCAACGCTGTTATTTGGAAAACCCAAAATTTATAATTTTTGATGGCGCTATACAAGACCTATTATCGTTGAGCCCTCTTTTTAATGCGATTGAGGCTAGAATCCAAGAAGATCCTGCGGCAGGAAAAGACTTGAAAAGCATCGTATTGGTTGCTAATGGATTTTCAGAATCTGTAATCTCAACTCTTTCTTTTAACTTCGAACAAAAAGGAACTCTACGGGTACTCCCAATTAAGGCTCCTATGGCACAATTCATGAACGCCCAAAGTCATTGGTTGGTCGATTTGGCAGCTTTTACTGGAGCAAAAGTGTTTGGTCTTAAAAATCAGATTCATGAGGCTACGCTTGAAGATTTAGGAAGTGGAATGGAAAGTTTTGAGTCTACTCGCTTTAGAAGTACCTTAGATGGCACACCAGATGAATTCAATATTGAATATCGTGCCGAAGAACTCGAAAAACAACTTAAGAGAGCAGAATCAAAAGCAGAATCTTCTTGGTTAGAAGAGCGTATTGGAAAAATTACGTCTGGGATTGCAAAACTTACAGTTGTAGGCTCTTCTCCAGGCGATATTAAGGAACGATGTGATCGGGCTGAAGATGCGGTGTGTTCTATTAGAAGCAGTCTTACCAATGGAATCCTTCCAGGAGGAGGACGGGTAATTCTTAATATGGCACTAAAAATTTCAGAAGAATTGGCAGAAGGGGATCCTGCACGAGAAATTCTTATGCCTTCTTTGGTCAGTGTTGTAAATCGATTATTGGAAAATGCTGGATATAACGAAGAGCAAGCCTCTGAAGTACTTGCACACCTAGTTAATAACCCAGAAGACGTTTATGATATCGAAAACCAAGTATTCGGAAAACCCGAAGAGTTGGGACTTTTTGATGCTTGTAAGGCTGTAAGCGAAGCTTTAAGAAATTCAGTTGAAATTGCAGGCGTGCTTGGAACTCTAGGAGGAATTGTTGTTCACCCAAGGGATGGTGATTTCGAGCGCAAAGAAGCGAGTCTAGACGAGGAGTGGCGTAAGGTAAGTCAGAATCCAGATGCTTATCAGAATCCCGCCCTAAATAGGGCTCGTGGGCTGTAATAATAAAAATGAATTTTAAATCTCTAAATGAAGATCAAAAAAAGGAAATGGCGGAACTCATGTTCTCGCCTCTTACCTGTGCAGATGATGTTAAGGATTGGGCTAGGATGTTCCTCGATCTCGAACTACCTCTCGAAATAACCGATCCCGATTCTAACACTTCACCCCTAGATGCTATATGGCAGGTATACCATACAGCAAAAAATAATTCTGGAGATATAAATCCTGGGTTCATTCTAATGTCTTGCCGAGAAGGAATGAAAACCGTTTCGGTTGCTATTCTAGAACTTTTATTGATGTTGCACTTTTCCAGAACTGTTGCTCATGGTGCAGCTACAGAAACGCAATCGGCAGTAGCAATTGGTTACATTAACGATTTCGTAATGAAGATCTCGGCCCTATTAGAAATCAGCGGCTGGGAGAATATGACGCAAAACAAGCGTACTATTCAATACAGGACTCCCAATGGAGAAACCCCTTTCATTAAAATCGTTATTTGTACCGCTAAGGGTATGAACAGTTTGCATGCCAATTTTTTATTTCTAGATGAGTTAGACTTGGCCGATAAAAAGGCAATTAAGCAAGCGGTAAATATAACAGGATATAGTCGTGGATTTCATGGCATAAAGGTCTATCTTAGTACTAGAAAATATAGTTTTGGTAACATGCAAGATGCTTTAGATGCAGCGCCAGAAACCAATTATAAAGTTTTAAATTGGAATATCCTTGATGTTACAGAGGCATGCCCAACTTCAAGACATAAACCAGAATTGCCAAAAAAAGACATGTTTGTTGCGAAGGGACTGCCCTTGATACAAATTTCTGGAGAAGAATTTAATGGCCTTCCAGATATCGAGAAAGTTAAGTATGATTTGCTACCAAATGTTCATGCTGGCTGCGTAGGCTGTAAATTACTTCCCGTATGTAGAACTAGGCTTTCTGAGAAACCACAAACTGCTACTGGTGGATTTTATAAACCAATCACGAGCGTTATACAGAAATTTGCGGAGAATGATTCTGATGTAGCCTCTGCAGAATTAATGTGTTGGAAGCCGGGTTCTGAAGGATTGGTTTACCCAAGATACTCTGATAAAATTGATGTAGGAAACGTGATTTCTATAAAGAAAGCGTATGAAACTTTAATTGGTACTAAGGCCCCTTCCAATATTACCGTAGAAAATATTTACGCTATTATAAGACAGTTAGATCTGCCCGTTTCTTGTGGTGTGGATTGGGGACATACCCATGATGCGGTTATTTTGGCTATGGTCACTGCCCCAAATGGTGAAGTATGGGTCATAGATTGTTTCGCTAGTCCAAAACTTGAAATACAAGATTTGGTTCCAGTGGCATTAAACTTTAAAGATAGATACAATGTAAGAAAATGGTATTGTGATACGTCTGCTCCGGCCTATATTAAAGCATTTGTTAGGAATGGAATGCCGTGTCCAAAATTTACCAAGGATGTAATGGGTGGTATCGGAAGTGTTAGAAGTAAAATAATGACTGCTACCGGTATAAGACTTTTAAAAGTATTAGAAACAGAAGGTACTAAAAAAGTCAGAACCGCCATCATGAAACATAGATTCTTACTGGATGGTCAAGGACAAGTTACTTCTACTCCAGATGATGATGCTGGTATTGCAGATATATGCGATTCCCTAAGATATTTGGCACAGAACATGTTTCCTTTAAGTGGGCCTCAAAGACCCAATATTACGGCTATGGATCCTTCTGCACCCAATATCCCAGAAGCACAAAAACATACCCCTGAACAACATGAAATGATGCAAAGAGAACTAGATAGGGCTCTCGGTAAGGCCACAGTGAAGGGTGGTACGGGCAAGCGTGGGGGCTTCCATTGGAGCTTTGAGTAAATTTTCCAATCTTAACTACTAAGAGGTATACCTAATGAAAACCAATCTACAATTTTTTCTGAATAGTTACGCGGATTTAGTCCCAACTACTGTACCTTCTCAAAATAACTTTAAATGGTTAAGAGAAATAAATGGAATTCCATTTAATATAGAAAATGATCAACAAATTCAAGTACTTCCTTCGGTAACAACCCCAAATATCGTTCCTTATCCATTTTCCGCTATAACGAACTCTGGAAGCTATTCTATCAACGGTACGCCTCTTTTGGTTGTATTCGGGAGTCCTGTAGGAATAGCTATAGATCAATTGATCGTAGGACCTTCAATCCCGGTTGGAACTACCGTTCTAAGTATTGCCCCCATTCAATACAACTTCACCGTATCGGGCTCAAATGCGACTGCTGGGGCCGTTTATAGTAGTAATGGACTGAACTTCACTGTTTCTGGAACCATAGTGAGCGGGTCCTTATTAGTCTCTACAGGGGGAGCGACACCTCCATCTGCTCCTGGAACTCTAACTTTGGTGAGCGGTACTGGGGATGCAACTATTGCATTTTCTGGTTTTACGAACGTTACTAACGTGACTATGTCGCAGGCTGCAACTAATACTACCAATGAAGAAATACTTTTCTATCAACCAGCTGCCTTTATCTATTTTGAGAGCGATCAACAGGTCTCCGTGATATATAATAATGGAACGGCTATGGCTTTAAATCCATTTCAGGTCAATGGGGTAACCCAACCAGCAGTATTTTTTATGGCTGGCCCATGTTACTCTCTTTCGGTTACAAACATGAGCGCTACTACTGCAAATCTGTTTTTCGCGTCGATGGGTTAATATATGAGCGATGAAAATAACGAAAAGTCTGCAATAAAAAAAGACATGTCGCTGACGCTTTCGGCTGAAATCAACATGGATCCCCTTGCTCAGTTAAAAGCTGACAGTACCACCTTACGTCCATTACAAAAAGCATTAAATGATTCGATAGGAAAAGCCACAGAACGAGCTCCTGCGCTTACCTTCATGGAAAGCCCAAATTACAACGATGCTTATGCCGGTGTAGTTAAAGCTAAGAGAAATGAAATTCCAGATGCTCTTTTGAAACTCGTAAGGGTTCAAGATCACTTAGTTGCTGCTATCTTAAGGACTCGCGCAGGTCAAATTAGCCAATTTGGTAAGAAGCGTGCCGATCGTTTCGATAAAGGTATTGAGATTAAAATCAAACCTGAATTCTATAAACTTTTAAATACGGAACAGTTTGAAAAAGTTACAGAACGAATTAAAAGACTTGAAACAATTCTCTTAAATTGCGGTCATACAGAAGGTCTTGAAAACCAACAAAAAATGACTTTAAGTCAGTATTTGGCCCTTTCTGTGGAGAACGCTCTTACTTTTGGTTGGATGGGTACAGAGGTCATCTATGATAGAGAATCAGAACCAGATGCAGAAGGTAGATTCCCATTTAATCGTTTTAGACCAATCGATTCCGGCACCATCTTTAAGACAGTAAGAAATGGTGAGCAGGCTGGAGTTAATACCAGAATTCTTGCCATTAAAGAACTTGAAAGAATTACTGGCGATAAAATCGGAATTGATTACGATAAACTTAGAGAAGATAAGTATGCGTGGTGTCAACAAGTAGAAGGTATTGCAAAACAGTATTTCACTCATGAAGAATTGTTGATGCACGACTTCTATCCATGTACAGATGTTGAAAAGAACGGATATCCTGTACCACCAATTGAAACTGCAATTTCTTCAATTACTACCCATATTAGTATTGATACCTGGAAAAGACTTTATTTCCAAAATGGTAGAGCTACTCGTGGAGCATTGGTCATTAAATCGGATGACGTTGATTCTCCTACATTAGAGAAATTCAGACAAGAGTTTCAAGCAAGTATTAATGGTGTACAAAACTCATTCCGTACTCCTTTAATGGGTATATCTCCAACCGAGAGCATTGATTGGCTTTCATTTGCAAACGATAAAGCAGATGATTCATTTGAATTCATTTACGACCAAATTGCAAGGAACATTCTCGCGACCTTCCAAATGTCTCCTGATGAACTTCCAGGATATGGCCATTTAAGTAAGGGTTCTAATAGTCAGACTTTAAGCGAATCAAATAACGAATTCAAATTAGAAGCTGCTCGCGACTCTGGATTTGTTCCAATTATCCAGCATCTTGAGACATTTTTTAATCAAAGGTTGATTCCGATCATTGACCCTATTCTAGCAAAAATCGTAGTATTCAAAATTGCTGGATTAGATGCTGAATCTAAGGAACAAGAATCTACTCGCTTACAACAAGATCAGCCCACTCACATGACCTATGATGAGGTGCTGAACTATGTCGATAAACCAACTATCGGTGTAGGAATGGCTGGAGAAGTACCATTTAACGAAAGAATTCAACTCGTTTGGGATAAATACTTAGATGTTGGTCAAATAAAAGGACGCTTTATGGGCAGTCCTGCAGCGTATGTGGATCCACTTATGAGATTCAAACGAGATCCATTTTCGTTGCAGTCATTGCAATTAATGGCTCAAATAGCACCAAATTCGGTGGCTGCTATGTATGCTCCAAAACCACACTCTTTAGATTTGTTAAAATGGTTAATTTCTGATATGTTAGAAGAGGACGAAGACTAATATGGGATTCTTTAAATTTTGTGAGTATTTTATTGGATGTACTTTAGGTCTCGTAACTTTTCTTGGCCTAATTTGGTGGCTTTTATATAACATAGCTGCTAGTTTTAAGAATTAAGAGGATTATACATGAAAAATCAAGATTATAAACTTAAATATGAAGAC